TATACACAACTTTATTGAACATGGTGTTCCTCCAAATCAAATCCACGTATTACTTGGAATAATAAATGAAGATGGTAAACCAACTGAAGAATCTTTAAAATTAAAAGATTCCGGAGTTAACGTACATCATTATATTGATGACAGACCTCAAAAACATTATATACCAACAGTAAAACCATTTTTAATATCAAAATGGTTAAAACACTTCCCTGAACATGGTAAGTGTTTCTTCTTACACGACTCTGATGTTATATTCAGAAAATTACCAAATTTTGATAGTTTATTAAACGATGACATTACATATCTATCTGATACCATTGGTTATATCGGATATAACTATATTATGGATTGTTGTAATCGTTATGAAAATGCTCATCCAACATCAGGTAAAGGTCAATTACTTAAAGAAATGGCGGACATTATTGGTGTATCGGTTGAGTGTATCGAATGTAATCAAGAAAATTCAGGAGGTGGACAATACATAATTAAAAATACTGATTGGAAATTATGGGAAAAAATTTATAATGATTGTGTTCCACTATATGACCAAATGTTAGATTATCAAAGAAGATTCCCAATAAGTCCGGGTGAAATACAATTTTGGACAGCAGAAATGTGGTCATTATTATGGAACTTATGGTTACATGGGATTGAAACAAGAATAACATCTGAATTAGATTTTTCATGGGCAACAGATTCAATAAACATATATGAAGATAAACCAATTCTTCATATGGCCGGAGTAACAGATAATCAAAAAAAAGATAAATTTTATAAAGGAGATTTTATTAATTCAAACCCATTAGACAAATTAAAAGAGGATATTAACTTTTTTAATTATGTTAGTTCTCAAAGTTCTACAAAAAAATATGTAGAAGTTATGGAATCTTTGGTGAAAAAACAAATAAAGGATTATTTATAGTATAATAGAAAAACATCATAATGATATATTATTTTCAAACATGTTGCACCAGACTTATTGAATCCGATAATTATTTCGGAGTAAATGACCTTATATTAGCATCACCTATTTTAGGGAATGTTTATTCAGTTGAGACACCTTCATTTAGTGGGTGTGCTTATTTAATACAAGGTCCAATACCATCAGGGTCATTAATTTATGATGGAAGTAAAACAACCACAACATTTTATATTAGTTGCCAAACTTGTTTAGATAACGCTTATAGTTGTTTTCCACCTCCACCTCCGCAACCAGCAATTACTTATTTACTATCTAACGAATGTGATGTGATTACATTATTTCCAATGACCGTTGAATGCGATGTTATTAATCCTTCAACTCCGGGTGGTCGTGATGGTAGAGCGTCTATATCTATTACAGGAGGAACTCCTCCTTATACAGTAACTTGGGCTAATGGTAGTATATCTCCAGCAATTATGGATTTAGAATCCGGTTCATATCCCGCAACTATTGTGGATTTTTATGGAGATTTTACAGCAAATACAATATGTGTATTGTCAGGTCCAACACGTACGCCTACACCAACACCAACATTAACACCAACACCAACATCGTCATCCCCAATTTTAACTAAAACACCTACACAAACACCTACATTAACTCCTACACAAACTTTAACTCAAACACCTACATTAACTCCTACACAAACTTTAACTCAAACATCGGGTGCCGCCCCTACTAATACACCAACTCAAACACTAACTCAAACACTAACTCAAACACCTACACCAACTAAAACATTAACACCTACACCAACTCAAACATTAACACCTACATCATCGTCTCCATCATTTGGTGAAACATTTACAATGATTGCGAGAAGTTTAAATAGTTTTTCAATTATTAATGGTTTAGGATTTAGAATTGTGGCATCACTACCATTTAGAGTAGTTTGGGGTGACGGTAATACAACAAACTATCCATCAGGCACAATTGATATATCTCATACATATTCAACTCCTTATACCGGAAATGTATTAATTCAATCATCAAATTTAACATCAATCACATTGTTACAACCTGGTAATGTTACACCTCAAATAACGTCAAACAGTGTTAGATATTTAGAGATTCAAACATCTCAATTAAATCTTTTAGATGGATTATTAAGTTATGGAACATACAGCCCAAGTTTTTTCACATCAGGTGATATAAGTTTATTACCATCAAGTTTAATTAGTTTTACTTCACTATTCGCTAATTGTTCAGGAAATGTTGCAAATTTACCAAGCGGTTTACAAGATTTATCAATGGATTATTTAGGTAGTTCCCCAAATCAATCAAATAATATATCAGGTAGTGTTTCTAATTTACCATCAACATTAACTCAATTATTATTAGGTGGTAATAACACTATAACGGGTAATGTTAGTGATTTCCCACCATTAATGATACAGATACAGATTGATGGTCAAAATACTATCACCGGTGATATATCTTTAATGTCAACCCCTAATTTAACTAAAATACTATTTAATGGTCTTAATACTATTTCAGGTGATTTAGGAGGTATATCTAATAATGTAACCGAAATACAATTTTACGGACAAAATAATGTAACTGGTGATATATCTACATTACCACCAAACATAACTCGTTTAGACGTTAGAGGAAGTAACACTCTCTACGGTAATATTGGAACATTAAATTATACAACATTAAATGAGATAAAAATAACGGGAAATAACACAATTTCAGGAAATATTAGTGGTATCAATTTAAAAACAAATTCAGTTTTACAATTAGAGGGTAATAACACTGTTACAGGTGATATTAGCGGTTTAGGTAATTCTTACATTTATCAACAATTATTAATTAGTGGTAATAACACAATTTCAGGGAATATTCAAAATTTACCATCTAACAGTCGTTATGTTACTATATTAGGTAATAACACAATATCAGGTGATTTATCATTAGTTCACTTAAATATTAGATTTTTAGTTATTAAAGGTAATAACACAATATCAACATTCTCAAATAGTTCAAGAATTTTTACTGATTTAAATCTGATTGAAGTATTAGGTAGTGGATTTAATAGCACTAATATTAATAATTTATTAACGAGTTACGCATCATCAACTTGGGTGGGTATTAGACAATTAAAAATTAAAGGTACATCAACCCCTAAATATACTAACATTACATCATACAACACACTTCAAACAACAAAAGGAGTGACAATAACAATATCATAAAATGGAATATAATTTTTGTTTAAATATTAGTATTAATAACTTACAAATTCATTTTAATCCAAACGGATTAGATGATAATGGATATAATCAATGGGTATCCGATGATTACACATATTCAATTAATTGGGACACCTCATTAAGTAGATGGAAATTGAATGGTGGTAATCTAACTTATTCAGTATTTTCTTCCTTACCATCTTCTGTACCCCCACTTAACTCTTGGTATATATTAGGGGCTAACGGAACTGTTTATGCTAACGAAGGTGTTTGTAATCCATTAGGTATTAATTCATTAACCTATAGTGTTAATCAACCAATATGCTCATGTGATGGTAATTTAATGGTAACCGTTTCAGGTGGTTATCCACCTTATCAATATTCAATTGATAATGGTATAACATATTATAATTCACCAATGTTTAGTCAGTTATGTTCAGGAATCTATAGTATTAAAGTTGTTGATATAAGTGGAAACACTAATAGTGATAACGTGACATTAAATGAGCCTGTACCACCAACTGTTTATAGTGTAAAATTATCAACTACGACGACAAATCCTGTTAATAATAATACAACGTTAACTAATCAATATACAACAACAGTTAGTGTATCTCCTGAATTACCAAGTGGGACAGTAATCAATTTTAATATATCTCACAATAATAAATTTTACTATTCTCCAAGTGGTGTAACTGCAAGTTTGGTTACTAATAGTACTTTATCTAAAAATAATACTTTAATACCTACAACATCAAATGGTACCGTAACATCGGACGCAAATTTTAATACAATTCAAGGATGTCAATCATATGTTAAATATTTAGATTTCTATACTGAAACTTGGGATTCATTAACATTTACAAATTCGGATTCAATTGTTATTAACACGGTTACAACAATAACTAACAACGGGCCATTAACACCTTGTACGTATACATTAAGTGAAGATTTATATAATATTTACAACGCAACCATAAGTGGTTGTGGATGTTGTATTGTAGAAATTGTTAACGTTAATCAAAAATAAAAAAAATAAGAATATTTATATCACATGGGATACATATTAAAAAATACACAAGGTTTACTTAGCACGAGATTAACTGATACCGCAAGATTAAAATTATCACAAGGTAGCTTTAACATCTCTTATTTCCAAGTAGGTGATAGTGAAGTGTCTTACAATACATTAACAGGTACATCATATAATCAATTTACTACACAAATTCTTGAACCGGCATTTAATGCTCAAAATTCAACAGGAGCACCTGAATCTAACAAACAAAATGTTAAGTACCCATACTATGTTGATGGAATAACAGGTAATACTTATGGAATTCCATATATGGCATCTGTTCCTCAAGCAGTTTATAATAGAGCTGCGATGAGAGGATTCTTTACCGGAGATACAACCGCAACAACTTTTACATGGAGTGCACTAACAAATAGCCAATATACTATTAACTCTAACTATCTTGTAGATATGTCTACTTTAACAGGTGGTAGTGTTATTCAATTAGTATATTCAGGATGTAATTCAAATATTGTAAGATTACCATCTATTGGTGATTTTGTAACAATATATTATGATGGTCAAGGAGAATACAATTGTTATTGTGACCCAAACCCAACACCAACACCTACATCTACACCAACACCAACACCTACTTTTGACGCCAATCCAACCCCAACACCTACTCCAACAATAACAAAGAGTGCGAACATATGTGACCAAGGTCCAACACCAACACCTTCATCGACTTGTTGTACTACTCCATTACCACCTACTCCGACACCACCTGATTGTGAGATGTCAATGAGTAGTTGTTATTCAATATTAACTTATAAAATTGTAGATATTTGTAACGGTGATTACACATTAGATAGACCAACACCTGACTTTTCAAACTTTTCAAATGGATGTTTTGCCAGAGTATTAGTATATCCACCAAACATGACGACAATATACGATAGTATTACACCTAACTCACATTGGAATCAAAATGTTATCAATTTTGAATCATTATGTAGCACGGATGAATCTGATGTTAAAATTTGGAATATGAATATTCCTTGGTCAGAAAATCCTGCAGGTTTATATGATTCAACATATAAAGGATACCCTTATTTTGGTTCAGCATCTTATATAGGAACTAAAGAATATCTTGGTTATATGTCTGATAGTGGTCAAACAGATACTGGTGTTGTTTATTATTATAATTCATTTGATGAGACAGTAGTTGTTCAACCTAGTGAACAAAAAGCCATCGCAATTATTCATTATACTAATCAAGCGATTGATTTCTTCTATGGTGAGAAATTCGCCTTTGAACCTTACGACCCTAACAACCCTACAGATACAACAGGTGAAGCTCGTAACTTCAGATTACATTTGCCATGGTTAATGTGGCATAAAAATCCTGAATGTTGTAAAGGACAAACTTTTTGGGTTGACCCACCAGGTTTTGACGAATATTTATTGTTCAAACCATATTATATTGAATCAACCAAAAATAGTGATATGAATACTCCGGGTATTAGATATTATCAATTATGGGACACTCATGCAAACAATAATGGGTTACCAAATAGAATTGGTAAAGTATTCCCTGATTCACAAATTATTGTAATTGACGATGAAGAAATTATTGCAGCAATGTCTTATAAATCAAATCGTAACTGGACATTACCTGCACCTCAAATTGCATTAACAACTCCTAACACTTGTGTGGTTGAGAACAATCAACCAACAGTTAGAGGTATTTTAAGTGCTAACACAGAATATATGTACGTGACTTACAGATTTAGTAATAGTAGTTTATTTACAAATTCATTACATTGTAATTATTATACTAAAATTCAAGGACCTAATATTGATTGTGGTTCGATAGTGTCTCAAAATGTATCAGTTAGATTTGGGGCTGAATTCCCTTGTTTAAATCAACCATCATTTAACCCAACAACAACTACTACAACAACAACTACAACAACATTATGTCCGACATCATGTGATATAATTACAGGGTTCTATGCTGACACATTACAAATTCTATGTCAAAAAGTAATTGGTACAAGTAGACCTGACCCAGATGAATGGAAGATTATTGATTTTACATCACAAATAAGTGCAACAACAGTTAATGGTTATTTAACAGTAGATAGTTTAACAGGGTCAACATTTACCATCACTGAAGAAAATTACAGGTTAGCACCAATTTATGATTTAAATGATTATATCCCATTAGTATCAGGTAGTACAACTACACCTTCATTAAATTTTGGTGATGAATATTATTTCTATGGTTCATTAGAAACTGATATTGAAGCAACCATCTATGAAATGAAATATAAGATTAATCTTGGTCAAGCAGAGTTTCAATCAACCTCAAATCCTACTTGGACTAAAGGTACAAATTCATATATTACAGAAATTGGTCTTTACGATTCTGATATGAATCTTATGATTATATCAAAGCTGCAATCACCGGTCTTAAGACAAGGTATTCAACAGTTTTTGGTTAAATTTGATTTCTAATAAAATATGAAAAAAACACTTAAAGAAAGTCCTAAAGTTTTGGGATTAGATGTGAGCACCAAAACAATTGGTTGGGCATTATTTGATATACAAAGTCGAGAACTACTTGAATTAACTCACATCTCTCCAATACCAAAACCAAAAGAAGAAAATAAAATAAAAGAATTACTTCTTAAAGGTGAAATCTTTAGAACTAAACTTTTAGAATATAAAGATATGGGTATTACTAAAGTTATTATTGAAGAACCTTTATTAAACTCAAACAATGTTTACACAGTTCAAACTTTATTAAGATTTAATACTTTAGTTACAAAAGAGATATATGATGTATTAGGAGTAGTGCCCGATTTCATATCAACATACAATTCTCGTAAGTTTGCCTTTCCGGAGTTAACTCAATTAAACGATAAAGGTAAATACGTACTATTTGGAGGTCTTCCTAAAGACATTGATAAGAAAATGATTATATGGGACCTAATTGCAAAAAAAGAACCTCAAATCACTTGGTTATACACAAGAAACAATACCTTAAAAAAAGAAAATTTTGACCAAACAGATGCTTATTGTTGTGTTATAGGTCATATGAAACAAGAAAAAATATGGTAAAAAAATAACCCACCTTTTGGTGGGTTTTTTATTATTGACATACTCCTGAATTTACCTGAATTTCTAACGTTGAGCTTGCTGCAACATTAACATTTAAAAACTCAACATTAAAATATTGATTTGTTGTTGTGATTGGTACAACTTGACTCATATAAAGTGAATTATCCACATATAATAAAACACATTGTGAGTTTCCTACAAGAGATAAGAGTGTCACAGTTATATTTTGATTTACTAACCCTAATTGAGTACCCAATAAAGGATTTGACACAGTTACAGGGAAACTATATGAACTATCATATATATAAAACGTCTGTGGTTGGATATTTGTAACTTGAGATTCTTCTTTTTGAATACTAACACTGAAATTTCTTGTTGGTTCAATATTAATTTCACTCTTACATTTTGAACAAGAATCTTCAGTATCATTATTAGATGAATAAATTGTATTACTAATTGTTGTGAAATAATTAGTATTATAAGTTTGAACGTTTAATTCTGGTGGTAATGTTGGTTGTCCGTTATAAATATCTTTTAATCTCCAACACGTCACATTACCTCTAATGTCAGTAGAACTAAATCCGTCCGCAATTAATAAACCAGGTAATACTAATATAGGTTGCAATATATAGGATGTTTCCCCCTCATTATTAAGCTCACATGATGCGTATAAATACCATAATGGGTCTGCACTAGGTGTTGGTGTCATAGTCGGTGTTCTTGTTGGAGTTGGTGTTAATGTTTGAGTTAATGTTGGTGTTAATGTTGGAGTATTTGTTGGTGTAGATGTTAATGTTTGAGTTAAAGTTTGTGTAGGCGTTGATGTAGGTGTGGCTCCTAATGTTGTTGTTTGAGTCGGAGTATTAGTTAATGTAGGCGTTAATGTAGGCGTTTGAGTTGGAGTAGGTGTTTGAGTTAAAGTTTGTGTTGGAGTTAATGTAGGTGTTGGCGTAGGTGCTAAACCACAATATTGACATGAAATGTTATATTCAATAAATACATCAACAGTAACATCTGTAGCAACCAAATATTGAGCCTCACATTTTGCGATTATTTGAATCCCATTGTTTAATGAGTCAATATTTACTTGAGCAACTTGGTCAAAACTTTCTAATAACGCCACTAAAGCATTAAAATATTCTTCATCCGTTGGATAGTCGTTTAAAGCATAACTTATATAAAATTCTGAAGTTTCTGTAACATCCCCAATAATTGCAACAATATTAAATATTGCTTGATTCAGTAAACAATTTGTATATCCGGAAGTTAAATCATAATAACCTTCGTTTAACATTTCTTTTGGACCTTTTTTAACTAATTCTCCAATGTTTTCAAAATCACTATCACAAATATTAAATGTTTGAAACGATGAGAGTAAATCAAATCCATCTATAGTTACACTTCGAGTTTTAACACATCCAGCACTATCAGTTACTTGTAAACTGTATGTCCCCGCACTTAAATTACTTAAATAATAACCTGTTTGACCATTTACGTTATTACTCCATAATAATGTAAAAGGTGGTGTCCCTTGTGTGATATATGCCGATACTGTACCATCGTTACCATTATTAGCATCAGTACCTGATATTAAAAAATCAACATTGTTAGATGTATTAATTACAAAGTTAATTATTTGAGCACATCCCGGAACAGCATCATCAATTTCAGCCGCGTAAGCACCTGAAAATAAATTATTAAATGTTACCGCACTTGTCTCAATTTGTTGTAATTGACTTCCTATATTTATTGTATAAGGTGGTGTACCACCTGAAATACTAATTTGTACAGAACCATTTTGTAAATCACAAGTTGTTCCTGTTGTACTAGCACTTAAAGTAAAAGGAGATGTAGTTGATATTGTATATGGATTAGTATATACACAAGCACCATTATCAGAAATTGTTAATGTGTAAGTATCTGCAGCTAAATTAACAAATTGCCAAACAGATGAGTTTGTTGATTGATTTTGAATATCACCGTTAGAATTTACTAAAGTATATGTAAAAGGTGGTTGACCACCTAACAGAGTTATTTCTATTTTTCCGTTATTCCCACAATTTGCATTGATTGTATTAATTGTCACAATTGAAAATCCATTTGGTGTTAATACTGTTATTGAACCGACAACGGAACATAACGCAGCATCCGTTACTTTTACTGAAAATAATCCGGTTCCTATATTTTGAAATGTTTGTGAAGAACTAAATGACACATTTATTTGACCTGTAGACGCCGAATAATAATATGGTCCTGTACCTCCTGAAACAGTTACTGTTACCTCACCATCAGATGAAAAACAAGACGGTGGCACACTTGTTAGAATACCAGCAATACCCAACGCAGGAACTAACCCAACTGTCGCACTTTGAGATAATGTACAATTTGTACTATCCGTTATTGTTACACTGTATGTACCATTTGTTAACCCTGTAATAAAATCAGTTGTTTCACCATTAGACCATAAATAAGTAAATGGAGCATTACCCGTTAAACCTGTCACATATATCTTACCTGATTCAACACTATTACATCCGGAATCTTCAACTATATAAAAACCCCAAGTAATTGTTGTTGATGGTTTTATAATAATAGTTTCAGAAGTTCCTGTACAACCACCTCCATCATCAGCAACTACATAATAAATCCCCGGTGATAATGCTGGCGGTGTTATAAAGGTATTATAACCTGTTGTTGCTGAGGTTATAAACCCTGTTAATGTATTGTATAAATAAAAATCCGCAGAACCATAAAAACTACTAGTTTGAGCAGTTAACGCACCATTATCAAAATTACATGTTGTATTTTGTTGACCTATAATACTTACACAAGTACCACTAGAAATATTAACATTTACCGGTAAAGAAGTTTGAGATGGACTAGAACAAGAATCTAAAACATTAAAGGTATATGTTCCCGCCGATAAAGATGTTGCGGTATATCCTGTAACACCAGGACCTAAAGCTATTGTTCCAAGTGCTGGCGAAATCCACTGAATACTATAATCAGGTGCAACACCATAAATATCCACACTAAAACTACCCGAGTTTGTATTTGAACAATCTCCAGTTATACTTAAAATTATATCTAAACTACAAGCCATTAATTACATAAAATTTCAAAATTTATTCCAACATTCAATTTAAAATTGATTCCCGTATCATTTACTGAACAAATTGAGCTATAAACCACAACATCAGTATCTGTTAAAATATACTCATAACCATAAAAATCTAAACTATTTAATGCGGGTATTAATGCCGCATCCCATTGGGCTGTTGTTGGTGAACTTAAACCAGTGTTAATATAACCAATCCCCGTGAAGAATTGATATTGAACAATTTCAACATCATCTAAACTTAAAACAACATACCAAGTACTTTTTAAATCGTTTTGTACACAATTATTTAAATTGTAAGGTGGTTGTTGTGATGTTAAATAATTATTTAGTAGATAACCTAACACCGCACTAAACGATTGTAATTGTGGATTGGTCTGCCATGGATAAATAGAACATTGTATTGATTGTACGTAACAATCATATGTAAATAGATTACTAATCATTGAACATGGATTACAAGGTACAGGTATTAATTGACAACCCTCTTGTCTTCTCCAAACAAATTTTTGTCTATGGAATATTGAATTTTCATATTTAACACCCGTATTCCAAATAGTACTTGCAGGTATCATTTGTTCAACTAATCTTACCCAATAATCCCCCATTCCATCTACATACTCAATCATTTTACTATAGTTGAAACTACCATCAGGTACTCCTGCTAAATTTTGAGCATCTAAATATTTCCAATAGATTGACTGAAGAGTTGGATATCCCATAGTCTTACCGTCAGTAGAGAATTGTCTATTCCTAACATTAATCATGTTTTTCCAAAATGTTTGGGCAAACTCAAAGAATGTTTTACGTTTTGGTTGTGGATTTATTTCGGTCCAATCCACTCCACCTCTCATCGGATAATTTGATACCGGATTTGGGTCGCAATATGTTGGTTGAACATAATTTAAACCTTCATTTGGTATTGGGAAATTATATTCTCTTGACATTACCCATACATCATATGATAGTCCTTGAGCAGGATTTAAAAATAAATCAGTATTTTTGGCATTAAGAACTAACGCATCATTAGTTGTATAGTATCTAGCATTATAACCACCATCTAAATTTGAACGTAGTCCAATTTCGGTGTCAACCCAACTTTTATTATTATCAATAGTTTGTGTTAGATTATAACCTAAATTCATAAAAGGGAATTGAGCAAATCTACTAAAATACTCTTGTCCATAAGTATATGGGGTTAAAACTGTTTGATAATTAGGGTTCGCACCTGTAAATACACTATTAGTATAACTTACCTCTTCAGGGGCTCTATGTTTAGGTGTTTGTTCAAACCATCCACTACCTTTCTCAAAGAAATAATCTTCAGTATTTACCGGAGCTTTAGGAAACCCTAAATCATCCATTGGATATTCATCTTTAGTAATACTAACATCTTGAATAACGGTTGTCGTAGTAAAACCGCTGTATTCAATATTTCTAATTTTATATGTGTAACCTGCCTCAAGTGTTGGTAATTCTTGAGTATAAGTACCTCCTGATATTTGAGCGAACTGTGTGTTAAATTGTTCAACATTAATCCTTTGGTCGGCCAAATAAATATATTCATTAAATTCAACCAAAGCATCAGGAGCACCAATTAACGCCATTAAAGTTTCAATTGATTTTCTAGTCCCTTTTGATTTGAATAGATACGCAGAATTTAATATTAAATTTCTATAGTATTGATAATTTAATTCGTCAGGCGTTGTTGCATCTGAAATACCAGGGTATTGAGACCTGTCAGTGTTTGTTTGGCCAAAAACTGAACTTAAAAAATCATCAGTAGACACTGGTGACATGTTTGTTTGCCACCCTAATGTTTGTGATAAATTTTTAAGTAATTGAGATGGTATGTCATCACCCGGGTTATAGTGAACTGAATTCATAAATGCCAACGCACTTATAAATTTATTAGTTTCGTCAAAACTTCTACCATAAATTTGTAAAACTTTTTCCATCTTTTGACCTAATGTGTCAAATTCTTGGAATGCTCCGGTAGTTAAAAATCTTGCAATAATATTTGTTTTATACCCATCTAAAGATACACCAATATCATTTAATTGAATTAAATAATTAGTGAATGCGTTTGTGACTATATCAAGATTCCACGACCCATATAATGGAAAGGTAACAAACTCTTGAGACGTAAAATAACTTCCGTCTTCAGCATCTCTTGGTACATTAAAATTAGCCGTATATTTTGGTGTTATATCTCTATTTAATAAGAAACTTTCAACCTCATCTAAATCTTCATTAAAAATTCTATTAACTTGATAATCATTTGGTCTAATAACTAAATCATCAAATGTAAATGATTGATTTGGGAATGGGTTTCCACTAACAGTTATATTTAAAGTCCCTGACGTTATTGATGTTGTTGGAACAATTGCCGTAACATTATAACCATTACCACCATAGTATAAACTATAATAAGCGTATTGGACGGTCATATCTCTAAGCGACGATACTTCAATCTCTTTTAACGCAAGATTTCTTGTTGAATTAATTGTGAAATCAATTGCGAATGGGTTTCTTAATCTAGAAACATCTAAATCAAAACTAGTCTCATTGTCAATTTGATTATAGGTTATATTTGTTGCGGTTTCACCTTTAACATAATTTTCCCCCATAATAGTCGCCTCAAGAGCCGCAGGAAATTTAGAAATAATTACCTCAACCGAAGTTGATAGTCTTTTCACTAAAGAACCGTATTGGGTAAAATTTGTAATCTGACTTAAATCAAAATTAGGGTAAACTTTAAAGTTATTCTCAAAAATTGCTCTTGATTGAATATTACTTTCTAAACCTAAACCTTCTAAACTAATTGGGTCCGAAAACGTTCCGGTATTAAAAGTTCTATTAGTTTTTTCATTAAAGGAAGTCGCAAATTCAAAATTACCCTGCGTCAAACCACCCCCCGTGACTAATTGGAAACCAACTAAATCATCAGAGAATGAACTTGCACCGGATGGACCTTGTGGAGGACATGTAAATTTTTGTAATGCCATTATTCAGTTATGTTTGTAAAGTTTTTACTAAAATCAATATTATCACCTCTATTTTGTCTAACTTCATATAATAACGTATTAAATTGGTCTCTAATTTCGTATAGGTTATATTGTTGGTAGATGTTATTATTTGTGTCGTAGATTGTGTAGATACCATCATCCATAGATTTAGTTTGATTACCATAAAGAGCAATAGCCAATGTTGAGAAATCTTGGTCAGCAATTTCAATGTCAAGGGTAATAGGATTAAAGAAGGTATTAGACATTATAATATTTTGATTTGGCTGTCCAATATATGGTGTTGCATTTGGTTTGTTCGTCGGAGATGAAGACGGAGAAACCGTACAAAAGATTATATTTGTATTATTATCAGTATATCTATATCTTATTGCTTTTTGTGATGTGTTTGTTAAATTTTGAACAACCGGTTCACAAAAGAATGAGGATGTTACAATTCTAAAGAAATTAGGTATTTTTGTTCCATCAGAATTTAAATACTCAATTCTAAATCCAACTAACCCCTGATTAACAAATTTATTTCTAAATTGACTTGGTACATCATTCAAATCAATTACAATTCCTTTTACGTTAGGTAATGATGATAACACACCACAATCCAAAATACTCGTTCTAATCTCCGCTGGTCTAATATATAAGGTGTAGATACCTAATTGGTTAAATTGTTCAGCAGGTAGTCTTAAATTGTATAATCCACCCAATATTTCCACATTAGGGTTTGGGCTTGAACTTGTTTGTTGATTATTAAAATAAGGTCTTAATATTGATACCGCATCTAATTTTGTTAAAACAAAATTATCTGTTTCATCTCTTGATGGTGTATAATTAAGAATGATGTCCACATCTTCGGGTGATACATCTGCGGGTCTTATTGTACCGTATGTTCCTGTTGCCATATTATTATTTTAATCTATTTTTATTATGTTAAAAAATTTGTAACCATATTTTTCAAGGTCACCTAAATTATCTACTTCTCCTAATCTTTCCATTGATTCTAACCCGGAAACTTTTCCCCTCTCTATAAATACATTGGATTGAACTTCTGGCTCGTCAATTACATTTAATAATGCTTCATTTTTTACAATTGGTTCACATACCGTATCTATTGGTGTCACACCACTAACTACAAAGACAGTTGTACCGTCACTAAAATCATAGTAATCAACACCATTTATTGTATATCCGGTATATAATTTAGAACCACTTGTTTTTCCACCCCAATATGTACCCACAACTCCTGTTGTCCCTGTTATTTGAACACCTAAATTATAATACCCATCATCTAAAGTGGATTTTTTACCATAAACTCTTAAATCAGCCACCGATGATTGAGAATACCCCGTTATTACTAATGGGACTGTTAAATAAGGGTTAACCCCACTTTTATATGTTTGACAACTAGCATCACCACTATAAATAAAATCATAACAAACAGGTGTTGCTGACCAACTACCACCCATAGGGGTAAAACAAGTTGTACCTTTAGGGTCTAATATAGTTGCATTTGTAAATGGTACAGTGACTGTTTTCCTTACCACATTAGAACCCCACGGACTCATACCTGACATACTAATTGTAAATCCACTAGTAGGACTTGCTTGAGAATATGTGTGTGAATAAAAAGTAGGACTAAAATTTGTTACGGTTTGTTTTGGAGTTCCATCACCCCAATCTATTTCATAAGACGAAAATTCTAAATATTTTTTAAACTCAATGTCAGATGTATTATAAAAATTGTAAGTATATGCTGATAAAGTATTAGCCGAAAACAAAAAGTTAGTCATAACCTCTTGTTGTAATATCATCCCATCAAAAACTGAATAATATCCAACATCTACCGTATTTTCAGTAATTAATATTGGAATAGTTAAACCTGTTAATAATGATGTACCTGGTTTGAGTGTAGCCTTTGAAATATTAGAAGTCGCTGTTGTTCCTGTTGCTCCCGTTAATATTTGAGTCATTGATGAATATACATAAGCTGACCCATCAATATATTTAGTTACCTCTCTAGTATATATGTCACAACAAAATGGAATCTTCTGTTGGTCAAGATATGGGTCTCCAATATAATTAACTTTAAAAACATCCCCATTAATTACTTCAGGAGATATCCTTATACGATATGTGTTTGCACTCATTATGGATTAATATATTCATACCATTTTATGGAACTAGTCGTTCCTGCCCTACTACCTGAATCATCCAAGATTTCATAGGTTTTATTAACATAATCTAAATTAACTTTGTAATAGAAATATTTTGAATCAAATTGAAAAGCACTTGTTATTGTTGGTGGAATTTGAGGCACTTTCATCATTTTAACATACACACCTAATCTTCCATCAAAAAATTTAGCACTCATATAGAAAGTTGTTATATTATAAAACTTAATATTTTTCAACCAATAAATAAAAAACCCTTCTTTATCACCAACAAAATCTAATTTGTATGATGGTTTTTTAATTAAAACATCCGGTATATATGGTGATAAGTTAACCAACTCTGTAAACCCCTGTTGAACAGGTATAATTATCGTAAAATAATTAGTTTGAGATTTACCATCCATTGTATCATAAAAATCTAATTTGAAAAACGATTTGGTAAAAGGTTTTTCAAAGTAATAAATCTCTGTTTTAGTAAAACCTTCAGGTAAATAACTAGTCACCCAATCATTGTTAGTTGCCGTCGTTACATTTGTAGGATTACCACTATAAAAATGAAAATCATATTTAACATCAGTTTTAGTATCATTATCATATGGTTTATGTGAAAATCTTAACAATTCAAAATCTTCAGCAATTCCAATTATGTCCTCAATAACGTCTTCCTCATAAAGTTCAATACTATCTTCTTGTCCATACATATCCCATTTCAGTTCAATCGGTAAAAGAATGTACTGCTCATCGTTTGGTATCACAAATTTAAATTTATTACTCACAATCGTCTATTATTGGTTCTGCTGTTATGTTTTGTTCACTATAATTAGTTCCTTCCGGTATAATTCTAAAAATAATTGTATTATTTGGATAATGAACACCATTTAAAAATGGATAATTAACACCAATATTATCAGAATCAATATAACCATATGTGTATAAATCTTTCCATAGAAAAGAATCTTTACTTGATGAGAAATACGCATAATTTGGAACATCAACAACATTTTTTTTATTACCTTCTTCAATATATGTTGAAAAAGCTCTTATACTCAATCCATGATGAGGTTGATAATAATACCCATAAGGGTTCCCTTTAGACATAGACACTCCCGATGGTTTTGGTGTACCTATATTAAACACTTCCGGATTATATGTTATTTTATGAAACAATGTTGAAATCACTCTTTCTGTTTGTTCAAAATTATTCCACTCACAATAATCACCATCTAAAGTATCACCTTCTTTTAATGGTAAAACATATGTAAAATCAATTTTTTGACCATTTAACTTTACACCCAACGGTGTTTGATAAGTTCCTAATGGAAAATTAGTATCGGAGTTTGAGTTACTATCTCTCCACCAAAAAGACGGTAATTTATCTGTGGGGTCTAAAGGTAAATTAAATTCATAACCCTTCTTTAAACCATAAAACCCTAATCCCGCACCTTTAGGTCTTCCTAAAGTTAATCCAAAATAACCTTTCCAAATAGTTGTGAAAAATAATTCAGTTATTGGTCTTTGTAAGTTATCCAATAATGGATTTATTTTAATGTCTTTACTAAAAGATAATGTGTAATTTTGAGAGCCTTCTTTTATTGATACTCTAGCAATTCTATTAGGGGTAAACCCACTACTTTCATATTTTTTCTTAATACCAAAAATATTTTGGTCAAACCCTGCGTTAACTAAAACCGCGTCATCAACATTAGTTAAAATCTTATGTTTTCTAACGTAATATGATGACGTAGTATCGGCAGCATCATCAGGATTAACAACTCTTTTAAACGTACCCTCAACACCATCATCAAATGTTAATCCGGTAAAACCAACATTAAAAATATTGAATATATATAAATCACTACCATCAAACCCATCACCTAATGAATACACCTCAAAAGTGTCAATATTATTATATGAAAAATTTAATTTAACTGATTCACCCGCAGTTAATCCATGTTTAACAGGACATCTAAACGCAACAATATTTTGACCATTGTTCTCATCATTTTCAATAACAAATGGTATACCGGCCGATGCTGTCCAAATTAATGTTTGAGTTGTTTTTTTTTCAATCGCCTCTAATTGTTGATTATAAACATTTTCAAAAGGATAACTTATAAAATGATTCCAATTATATGTTGATGCACTTTTTGACACAAAATCAATATGATTATTGGGTAGTTGAGTATAACCCGAAACATTATAATCACTTCTAATAAAATCAAATTCGTGATATTGGGGAAATCCTGACCACATAATAAGAGGATTAATAGGACAGTTTAATTTTGCCGCAACAATCTCATTTACATAATATAAATTATTTTCTAATGGAACATAATTTGTAGAACCAGTATATGAATTACTAAATAATATTGAGAATTTACATGTCGGTCTAAATATGTCAGATTTTTGTCTTTCATCATCAAATACCTGTTCTAAATTCACATCAATATTTCTATCAAACTCAACATTTAATTGAGCAGTTTGAACTAATGGTACATTAAACATCAGATTAGTATCTGGTGCCGATTTATACCTTAACGAACCTAAAATTACTCTTGTATCTATTCTATTACCCATAATTAATTTATAAATGTTGTGGTATCAATCCATTTAGTTGTAAACCTATCAAATGCTGAAGCACCTTTCTTTAAACCAAAGTAAAAATAAAATGGTGCCCCTACTGTCACTGTTTGTTCTTTAGGATTATTTTTATCCCAATTTGAAATACTTTCATCTATATCTCCATTAGCGTTGACAGCGTATATATAACCTTTATAATATTTATTTTTAGATGAATTAATTGCTGTACCTCTAAAATATCTTGAAACAGTCTCTATTCTATCCATTGATTGATATTTTGAGGAAAGGAATCCGCCATTATCTATAGGGTCTGTATACCACCCATTTTTTTCATCACCAAATATTGATTGATAATCAGAAATTTCCCACTGATAAAATGGTACTTGTTGACTAAATACATCAAAATAACTAAACGCACATGTTACATTAGCCGGAACATCATCATCAACAATAGTTCTTTTTGGTGTTATAAAATCTCTAGTTTGAGTATCCGAACTAAAGAAAATACCTATAACTGAACTATCTGAATTAAATCCGTTCCAATAAATAGGATTTTGGATTCCCGGTGGACTATCAGGATAATTTGCCGATTCAAAAGGTGCAACACCAAGTTCTGAATTAATTGAAATTAATTGAGCATAATCTCCGTCAACTTTATATTTTACTCGTGTAAAATATGCCGTAATATTTGAACCCACCAAAAATTGTAACATTTGGTCAATAAAACTTTTATTAATTAATCGACTAATAATTAATAAATTTAATATTTCAGTCACATTACCATATGTTGTTGTCGCCAATCTATTAACCACATAACCATCATATGCGTCTGACATGACTAATTCTTGTAAATAAGCACTTCTTGGACCTAAATCCATTAAAGTTGTTGGAGTTAATAGATAATTAAAATTATCACCTTGAGCATTACTAAAACTAGACGATGATGGCCTATCTTTACCAATAAAAGTACCGTTAGAATCTTTATATGGACTACTTCTATAATAAAAATTATTAGTTGTATGTAACACTAATGTATCTGTACAAAACTCACTATTTGGTTGATTTGGTTGATTTCCAAATGGACTGCTATATGTCACATCATTATGGAATGAATATGCGTATAGAGTACCATTTATCCAATTATTTGCAAATATATGAGACCATACATTTCTACACGCACCAAGATTAATACTACTTCTAGATATCCATTCAGTTAATAACTGAAAATCTTCGAGTAATGATATAAAAACTGTTGTAACAACAATATAACAACCACCTTTAAATATTGTTTCACCTTCAAATTCTTCACATGAACCATGACTAATAGTCATATTACCTTGACCATCGTCACCATAACATTCTAAAGGTACAGAACCAGCACAACTAAATGAATCAATAATACTACTTGTAAAATTTGTACCTTCAACTTTAAAATCTGCCGCACCACCTCCACCACCAGTTGAAGCCGCAGTTGTTGCTGTATCAAGACCAACCAATCCTTCATCAGGAATATCATACATTGCAAAAGATTCGTTATGTTGTAATGCAAATCCATTACAACAATTCTGTTGTACATTTGTTGATGTTGGTAATCTATCTGACCTCATGACCATTTTTCGACTATTGGCTCCTGATGTTAAATTATAAGTTAATGTATTACCTGTAGTGTTGTATATTGGCGCGTAATAATTACCATCCCAAGTAAAACCATTATAAGTAGCAGGAGGATTTACACTAAATACCATGTACATTAATGAACCACCCTCAACTATTTCACCAACATAATACCCTCTATTTAAATTAACATTAGAACCATTACCATTTGACGCAGGAAGATAATAACCTCCATATATACAAGCTGGGAAAGGGAAAGACCCGCAAGGAAAATTAATTGGTTGAGCAGAATTATTAGACCATTCTTTAGTAAAACCATTTTGAGTTATAACTTTTAATCCAAAGGTAGAATTTGATTGAGCCCCATTTGAAACAGGTAGAGGAGCTTCAAGACCATTAGGTGGTGCAGGACAGTTTGGTGTATATGTTAACTGAGTATTATCTAATTTAGAATAATAACTGAATAGTGAGGATGTAAACGAGGTAAAACCCGATGCACCAATATTAGGAAAAAAATCAAACGTATCAAAATATAATTTTTCACCTGAATAGGTATCCGTAGACAAATTACTTGATATATTAGCCATATCATGACTAACATTTTTAAAACTACCCTGTATTGGATAATTCATTTTATAATTACCTTCAATAATTAATGATGGGTCAGTACCTAATGTTTTACCAAATAAAATATTTAAATCATATCTAATTTTCACTCTAGGTACATTAGGGTCAACACCTCTATTTAAGATTAAAACACATTGTTGGTCAGGGTCTTTTAAATAAACCAATGGTTTTTTAAATATTGGAAATTGTTGACTACTATCTTTTGTATAAGGACCACCCCATGGACCTGCAGTTAGTCCCGGACCTCCATACCATCTCTGAATAAACATGTCATTATATAAAAATCTTTGATTAAGAGAATTTGGTATCATTGTCCCACAATGCCCACTAAATTCTGAATAAGTCATACCGGTTATAACTTGAAAATACTCTAAATCTATTGGAAATTTATAGTAATCATTATATCCACCTGTTGTCCCACTAATTTGTGTTGAACCTGTTAACATAACATTATAATTAACAGGTACCGGAGAACCACCAATATTAGGACTAGCATAATTAAAAGAAACTGAAGTCATTCCTGTAGATGTAAATCCTGTAATAGCTCGATTACCATACGAATTTGTAACACCACTAATTAAATTAATATCTTTATTTAATATAGGGTCTTGGAATGTAATTATTTGACCAATAGTTAAACTACTTAAACTACTTTTCTCACATAAAATGACTATAGTATTATCATAATGAAAATTAGTAGTTTGAGTTGGTGGATTATTATCTGGGTCAAACGTTACTTTTATTCTATTAACTCCACCACCGGGATTTGAACCAGGACTATTATCGAAATATTTAGCTTTTGTATTAAATAAATTTATTCTTTCCGCTAAACTTAAATTGGATGAAAATATATGGTCATTTTCTTGATTATCACTAGTCGCATAGGTAATTGTATTAACTCCCGGAACACCAACACTATTATCACTATTTCCCGCAGGTAATGTACCTGAAAAAGTTGTCGTAACCGCATTTTTTACCGAAGCATCAACAGAATTACCCGGAATTTTAAATATTGCCCCACCAACCCCTAATATAGACAATGTTGATGATAAAACGTTAGTCGAGTCTGGGTCAAGATATATATAAGGACAAGGTACTTCTTCAGCAGTATCTGTTCCAACATCTGAAACTGATGTTGATGCCTCTTCACTTATCGTACCTGAAGTACTAGGAGTTTCACCAACTTGACAATCACATAAATCACAATCAGGGTAAGTTAATAAAGGTAATGAAACCCCTTTTAACTCCATTTTCCATAATTCCCTTAAAATATATCCAAGAGCCACAAGAAGTAATGCGTAAAGAACAAGTTGAAGAGAATAACCAATTATTAAACCTAACGCATACGGTACAGTTCCCGCAATTAAAACTATGGTATTTATAATTTGAACTATATAATAAAGTATTAAGGCGGGTATAATTAATATCCTAAGCAACATTATAGTAAAATACAGTAAGTGCAAAGTTATTAACAATCCATACAGTACGGGTCTAAAAACCATCATTAAAAATGAGTATAAGATGTAAATTATATCAAATCTCATATTAGAATCGTTTGTTGGAAATTTGTTATTCTCACTATTACAACTATCGTCTAAAATATTTTTAATACCAATAAATCTATCAGGAGTCACACCTTTTCGATATTTATCAAGTAATTGAGATACAGTATAAACTTTATTGTATTGCATAACATAAAATTTATCATCACAATCAATCGCTTCTTGAATCATTTGACGACCTATTTGAGCACCAGTACTATTAGATGTTCCAGTATAACCATAATCCGCCCAATCTAAACTAAACGCGTATGATTTCATAGCCAAATCATATGGTGAATTTAGAGCCCTATTAGAGGATTCTAATGGGTCTGTTCCACTACTAGTCCACCCATGTTCTCTAACATTTGGTACTATAAAATAACCTCTTTTAATTTGTTCAGATAATGATGGAGATTGGTCCCATTTTACTTTAAAACGACATTTGGCTCTAGTTGGAATACCTTTTTTAGGGTCATTGGATATTACTTGTTCACCAAATTCATTTGTTATATAATAATCCAAATTCATTGGGATATCAACTAACCATGTACCATTCTCGTCAATAACTTTCCCCCCCTCATCTAAATCAAAAGATTCTAATATTGGTCTACCATATGTGTCCTGAAATATTGTTTGTCGTATACCTAAAATTTCACCCGGACCCGCAGTTAAACTACATTGATAACCCGCATTACCTCTAACCTTACATGATTTTTTTAAAGCGTCTTCCTCAATTGTCGAAACTAAAGACCCCATAAAAATGGCGGTAGGATTAATATCAATCCCTGCCTCAGATGATAAATCAAAGTCAGTTCTTGTTATACCTAAATTACATATTTGAGGTTGTCCCCATAAAGGTTCAACTTCAACAGTTCTGTTAATAGTGACAATTTGAGGTAAACTTCTTAAATTGGTCGATGATTTAAATGATACCCCCGCAACTTGAGATGGTGTTGCGATACCCATTCTTATTAAATCTTGCGGTGATAATGAAAATTCCCCAATGTCTGATAAGTCAATATCAACAACTATTGTTTGACTACCGGTTGGTAATCCAAATATCATATAATCACCACTTGTATTGGTTACGGTAGAAAATTTATAATACTTGTCATAAACTTCAATTAATGTTGGGTCAACTAAAACATCTTTTCTATCAAAGAAAGTGCCTGTTGGTATATGTCCACTATGAGATTGTTTATAAGGAAGTAGGTTATAACGATACCCATCATCATTAAGGTCGGAAAGTGATTTATAAGGGTATAATTCAGAAATAACAGGGTCTAACTCGTCAGTACTATCTAACGGGACAAATATCGAAACTTTTGCATTTGGAATACCAAAACCATTATTAACACTTACTCTACCAACAAGAACTCCATAGTCAGAGCATTGTCTAGTGTATATTTGACTTTGTAATATTTTTAGAGATAATATTTCTAAATACTCAAATTCTTGGTCTATCAAGACGTTAAGTGATTTGTCAACACCAGGCTCCGTTCTTATTCTAAATGAATTGGACATAATAATCTTTTTTAATAAATAGTTTATATACTATTTTCAAAAGATAATTAATAATTTTTAAAAATAAATTATGGTTTGTAGTTATATTTTTTTACAAAATCAATAGGGTTGGTATCTTTATTTAGATAATCATTGATTATGTTGATAACATATTTGGGAATAGTATTGTCAATTGAAGTGTGAGTTGTTTTAGGAATATTAACATTAATAATTTTAGTTTTTTTGTTACCTTTATATAAAGACACTTTTCCTCCGGAATTAGTGAAAAAAATCATATTATCCGACCATCTAACCGACATGAAGTTTATTGCATAATCAACATTATCCTTAATCTGATAATCATAATCATTATATAGTTGATTTGCACTGTCTAACGATATTGTTAAATCAACTTTAATTTTTTCTTTGTTCAGATTGTCTAATACTTGACACATATTAAATCCACCAATGCTATGTCCAATTATTACAACTTTACCATTTGGATTAAATAATCTAAAATATTTCACTGTTTTAAAAACTTCTTCAGGCGTTAAATTATAATTATTTGTGCCAATATATGTGATGACACTATTTTTATTAGTCTCAACTTTACTTTCAATTAAACCTAACCCATTTAAATCCCTTGATTGTGTTATATCAATTTGAACCTCATTAGTTCCTACCACATCATCAAATGGACTTACGGACCCTTCAATGACTATTACTAAATTTTTGGTATTTTTATTAAAATAATCTTGAGGATATTGAATTACTTCTAATTTTCTTCGTTCTTGAAATTTGTTAAAATCAGTCGCAACAAAAGACGCAAATATTAAAAATAAAAAAATTTGAAATTTTGTTATTTTTTTAGTTTCCTTAATTTGATTAAAAAAAATTAAAATAAAGATAAACGAACATATTAATCTAAAATTAACATATGCTCCTGCCACAAACCATTGTGCCCAAGTTCCGTTATATCCTTTAATGAACGTTAAAATATCTGAAATATAATCCATTCATTAAAAATAGAATGATTCAGTTAAATTATCAAGAGAAATTAACTGTTTTAATATTTTTAACTCGAACGTTAATATCTTTGTTTGGATATCTAATTTGATACACTTGTCTTGGTTCCGCAAAAATAGTGTCATCAACTAGTTCAATTTGTTTAGTTGCCGAATCAAGATATCTTTGAGATGTTTGAGAAGAAGAGTATTGACCACCAACTTTATTAAAAAATGTCATATCTGAAACTGAAATTACCCCATTTTCACTTTGAACTAATCTTCTTAATTCAGAAACATTAACATTCTCTCCCATTTCTTGGTTCGTTGGGTCAAAATAGTCAGTTATTATATTAATTACTTGAGAAATGATTGAACCTTGATTTTGTGAATTATCTAACACAACATCAACATTTATTGCTAAATCAATAACATTAGCACTTTCAATTGAAACATAATCATTAATCATACGATAATTTGAGAGATAATTGGCAACATTATTTTTTAATGTATTAGAAACTATTTCAGTTAATCGACCTGTTTCATCATAAGATAACATTTGAACTTTAATCTTATTATTCTCTTCTGTTATCGCAACTTTTGCCGGTGCACCAAATTGAGATGGCATTGTTCTTATAATAGATTCATAATCATTTATTGTAACGGCTCTATTTTGAGCAGTAAAGTTATATGAAACTAAATTTCTAACTTCTTCGGTTGTTGGGTAATTAGCCCCACCAATTGCCGCGGTAACATTATTACATCTTAATGAGTTAACCACCGTTGTGTTAACAGATGCTGACGGACCGTTAACAAAAAATGAAACTGTACCTATTTGAGTTATTACCCCAACCCCTAAATTACTTCCTGTCCCACCACCAATTCTGTATTGAACAAATAGGGTCGTATTAGGTTTTAAAGTACTACCTAATGCAAAGTTATTAGAATATTTATACAAATTTAATGGTTTACCATCTCGAGCAAATTCTCGTAATTGTTCATCAGCCGATTGAGTACCTCCACCAAAAGTCATTTTAAAGAAACCTTCAGGGGTAAATTCAGTTATAAATTTAGTTGCCGTGGCCACATATCTACCAACTTTAATACCCGGATTATCCGAAACTTTTGTTGGGTCTTCAATAAAAACTCTATCTTGAGCCAACGCTTGAACTTCTAACCATCGGTTATCAACACCTAAAAATTCTTGATTTGAAGGTACGTTCGCATATTGTGTCCCATCTTTTAGTAATACACTAGTTACACCTAAAACAGTTTTTTCAGGTAAAAATAATTCAAAGAATGGTTTTACATCATTTGCTGTAATAACTCTTTTAAAAACTTTGGTAATACCATTAACAACAGTTTCTCGTTTAGTAATTGTATAATTTAATAATTTGTTATTAGAATCAAAATTTGGTATTTTTAATCTATTTGGAAATCCTTCAGCATTTGAAGGCGATGAAAAATCAATATCATAAACTGTTTCAAATACTTGACCTGCACCATTTACTTGAGAACCTCTACGTAATATACCACAATATCTTAAATCTTCCTTATCCCCATAAGCAGGTACTGTTATTGAAAAATCAACTAACGCTACTGATGGTCTTTGACCCGGAACTTTTAATCCATAAGTCTTTGCAATATTAAAAACTGATGACCTTTGTTGAGCGTATTGTAAAACAGTTTCTTGAATACTTCTATCAATATTAAATTGAAGGTTATCCGTAACCGCAGCGTTTAGGTCTAATAATACAGAGAACACACTCGCATCATTAAAGTTATCAATTAATTCAGGATAATAAGTTCTTGTAAAGTTTATTAACTCAGTTCTAATTGATTGGAAATCTCTCGTAGTATACGATATTTTTTTATTTGCCATATTCTTTAAATATTTAGGATTACAAAATCACTAGCGTTAAACACATCGTTATTTATTTGATAATCTATTTTTACTTTTGCAGTATGTTCTTTAGTACCAATCCCCGGTACTCTAAAAACACGAGTATCATATTGGTCAACATAAGTACCTTTATCTTCTTCACCATCGGAAGCCGCTGTAATACTTATATTTTTTATTGTTATTCCCGGTATATATTCTTCAACCGCGTCTCTAATTTCAGCATCAATGTCCGAAAATGTCGGTCCATCTAATGGTTCAAATATAAATTCATACAACCTTGTTCCAAAATCAGGTAAAAAATATCTTGTACCTTTTCTAGTTAATAATAAATGTATTAAATCCGTTCTTGTTTCTTGAGTACTATCCGTAGAAAGGTCTAAATACTTCCCATCATAAGAATCCCTAAAAGGGAAATTAATACCATATGTTTTTCCATCTGCCATATCTATAAATATAGTGTCGTAATTATTTTTTATAAATACCCTTAAAATAAAAAATCACGACCTTAAGTCGTGATTTATATTCTTATTAAGAACCACACCCAAAACACTCAAATTCCGTGTCTGTTGGTTTTGAAGTTAGTTCAACTGTTGGTTTCTCAATTTGTTTTGGTTGACCTACTTTTGAAATGTCCACCGCCAAGTGTTTAGCTCCGGTTGATATCGCCTTTGTTCTAACATAATAACAAAGAGTTTTCAATCCTTTACCCCACGAATGGAAGTGTGATGATGAAATCTTTGATAATGTTGGATTGGACATATAGATATTCATTGATTGTGATTGGTCAATGAATGGTGCTCTGTCAGCAGCCATATCAATTAATTCTCTTTGAGATATTTCCCAAATTGTTTTGTATTTTGGAATTAAATGCTCAATTCTTTTAACTTTCTTGTTGTAATTTTTATCTTCTTGGTCAAGATAATTATTAAAGTTAATGTTTTGAATTGACCCTTCATTCATAATGATTTCATTTTTTAAATCTTCAGACCAAATACCTATTTTCTCAAAATCACTAATTAAGTATTTGTTAACAATTAGAATTTCACCCCCAACTACACGACGATTAAATAATGCCGAGTGAGCCGGTTCTGTCATTTCAAATGAACCTGTAATCTTAGCGGAAGACGCAACTGGCATCTGAGCCGTGAATAACGAATTACAAACCCCGTGATTGGACACTTCTAACTTAAGTGAGTCCCAGTCCCACATTCTACCTAATCCTTCATAATCTAATCCCCACATATCAAATTGGAATATACCTTTTGACATTGGTGAACCTTTAAAGAATTTGTATGGTTTGTATTCCCCTGATTTACATAATTCCATACTCTCTGTGATTGCAGCAAAGTAGATTGTTTCAAATATTTCTTTGTTTAATTGTTTTGCCTCTTCAGATGTGAAGATATAATCCATTAAGAAGAATACGTCAGCAAGACCTTGTGTTCCAATCGCAATTGCTCTTTGTTCTAAACCACCTTTTCTACCTTGTTCAGTTGAATAACTATTAATGTCTACAACTTTGTTAAGTGCTCTAACAACCTTTCTAACTTCACTATAAAGTAATTTGAAGTCAAACTCTCCTTTAACAATAAAGTTCTTCAATACCATAGATGATAATGTACAGATTGCTGTAGTGGTTTCATCAGTATATTGGTAAATCTCATTACATAGGTTAGATTGTTTAATCACTCCAATGTTTTGATGATTTGTCTTTCTGTTAGCACTATCTTTAGAACATAAGTAAGGAACTCCTGTTTCAACTTGAGATTCAATAATTTTATTCCAAATTGTTTGAGCTTTAACTTTTTTACCTAAACCAAGTTCAACTGCTTTATTGTAGTTTGCTTCATACTCATCACCATACGCTTCTTGTAATGGTTTGATACCTGCTTTGATAATGTCGTTTGGACAGAATAGATACCAATCACTATTGTTCTTAACCGCATTCATAAAGTTATCCGGTAACCAAATTGAGGTAAACAAATCTTTTGCCCTCAATTCCTCAGCACCCGTATTCTTTTTGATTTCAAGTAAGTCCATAATGTCTTTATGCCAAGGTTCAATATAGATAGCCGCACTACCAGGTCTTCTTCCTTGTTGGTTGAAAAATCTTAATCCTTCATTAACAATCTTTAGGTATTTCAATAAACCACCCGCAAACCCACCTGATGAATTAATACGGCTTTCTTTACTACGAATGTTAGACATACATAATCCAATACCAGCTGCGTCAGACGAATACGTTGAAATGTCGTTGAATGTTTGTAATAAACCTTCTCTTGAGTCTCCATTATTGTATTTTAATACACAAGATGCTAGTTGAGGTGTTTTAGTTCCCGCGTTAATCATAATTGGTGTCGCAGGAGATATAACTTGATTTGATAATGATTGATAATACTCAACCGCCTCTTCAAATGATTTAGTCACCCATAAAGCCACTCTCATATACATATGTTGAGGTCTTTCAATTACTCTACCTTCAGGATTTTTTAACAAATACATTTCTTGTAATGATTTCCACGCAAAATAATCAAAATTGTAATCATTCTCGTGATTTATTACAGAATCAATATTTTCAGTACCATATAGTTCAATAGTCTCCATTAACTTATCGTTAATGATGCCATCAACGTGTAAGGTGTGCATTGTATTACAGAAACTTTCATCAGTTTCTTTATGATATGCAGAAATAGCAACAGACGATGCTAATCTTGAGTAATCGTGATGACTACCGGTGTAAGCCGCTGCAATCTCATAAACCAATTTATCCAACTCTTTGGTTGTAATAACACCCTCTGTTGGAACAGAAGTAATCACCTTAATGAATACCTCATCAGCATTTACGTTTAACCCTCTTGCCGCTCGTTTAACTCTATTATAAATTTTTTGGGGGTTGAACGAAACTTCGTCTCCCCCTCTTTTTCTTATCTTTAGTGACATCATATTAAAAATCGTCTGTAAATGTTAATGACTCACCTAACTTGGCCTTTTGATACTCCATTGTTCTTGATTCAAAGAAGTTTCCTTTTGTTTCAACAGCAATCTGTTCCATAAACTTAAATGGTTGTTCAACATTAAAATGTTTTTTACATCCAAACTTAACTAATAAACCATCAGTAACAAATTCAAGGTATTGTTTCATTAAATTTGAGTTCATACCAATTAAAGACACAGGTAATGATTCAGTGATAAATTCTTTTTCAATTTCTAAAGCGGATAGTAAGATTTCTTTAATTCTTTTCTCCGTTGGTTTGTTCTCAACGTGATTGTTAATCAAATGAATAGCAAAATCACAATGTAAGTTCTCATCTTTGAAGATTAATGAATTAGCATTACATAACCCTTGCATAATTCCTCTTGATTTCATCCAAAAGATTGAACAGAATGAACCTGAGAAAAAGATACCTTCAACGGCAGCAAACGCCACCAATCTTTCTTGGAAGGAAGAATTCTCAATCCAATCAAGAGCCCATTTAGCTTTCTTTTGAACTGCCGGTAATCTATCAATTGCGTGGAAACATTCGTCTTTCTCTGTTTCATCAGAAACATAAGTATCAATCAATAATGAATACATTAACGAGTGAATGTTCTCCATCATAATTTGGAATCCGTAGAAGAATTTTGCCTCAGCATATTGAACCTCTTTTAAGAAATTCTCAGCCAAGTTTTCATTTACAATACCATCAGACGCCGCGAAGAACGCTAATATATTTTTAAGGAAATATCTTTCATTATCAGATAGGTTTTCCCAATCTCTAATATCGTTAGATAAATCTACTTCTTCTGCCGTCCAAAAAGCCGCTTGATGTTGTTTGTAAAATTCCCATATATCATTATGTTCAATAGGGAAGATAACGAATCTGTCATTATTTGGTTCTAATATTTTTTCTTTCATTTTTAAATTAATTTTGTGTTTGTTCTTTTTGTTTTCTTTTGTCTAACAAATCTTTTATTCTTTGTCTGTTTCTTTCTTCGGTTTGTTCTTCTAACCCTAAAAATGTTACAGAACTTTCAGTGTCAATCTCCAACATACCATTATCAAACTTACAATTCTCAAAGACAACACCATCATCACCAATACGTGATTTAGTAATTGCAATCGTCGCTAGTTTCATTTCTTTTTGTTGTAGAGATTTAGCTACGGAAATGATTACGTGTCCAACCTGTGCTTTTTTGATAGAACCACCCATTTGGTCAGTAGTCACAACATCCGAAGATATTGAACTTCTATTACCTTGAGTTGCTGTCCATCCTACCAAGTCAAGTTCGTGACACATAGATTCAAAACCTCTCATCACAGACCCTTCAGATTTCCATTCATCTCCCAAGTTTTTATCAGGAACCACACAATCAATGTAGTCCAATAATACCATATCAATTTTGTTTCCTTCAGAAATCATTTTTCTAATTTGATTCTTAATTTGCATCATTGTTACGGTGTCAGATGGAAGTTTTTTAAGTATCAATTCATTAGGCATTTTTTCCTTAATTTCTTGAACTTTAATCATTACTTCATCCTTTTTTAAAGACAAATCATCCGGGTGGATTTTTGTCCATAATGTAATGTGTTTACGTTGAATAATCTTTGGGTTATCCTCGAAGAATATTTGTAAAACATTATACCCCAAATTAAATGCGTGATTCGCAATTTTTGTAAGTAATGTTGATTTACCTACACCTGTTGGGGCTAACACTACACCGATTTCACCTTTAGCAAGGCCACCTTTTAAGAGTCTATCTATCCCCGGAATACCCATCGGTATCGGATGACGATAATCCTCGTTTAGAACATCGTCTAAATTGCTGAAAACACTTTCAGTCCCCTTATCATGTTCTCCAACCTGAAGAGCTTTACTCACCATCTCTTCTAATGTGTCATAACTCTCAAATTCACCAGTGTCGATGATTTTTTGAGCTTTAACCATTACTTTCTGTAACTCCTGTTGTTTACAGAACTTCATTGATTTTTCTTGTACAAATTCAGCTCCTTCAAGCGTAGACTCCTTAACTTTTGTAAGGGTATCAATAATGATTTTAGCCGCTAGAGGTTGTTGTATCTCAGATTTTGTAATTTGTTCTAATGTGTCAAAGGTTGGTGTGTGTTCGTATTTTGTATAATATTCCTTAATCATTTGGATGATTAATTTGAAGTATTTATTCTCAAAATAACTTGTTTCAATCACATCTATAATAGACCTTGAGAAATCTTTGTCGATAATGATTTGGTTTAATAATTGTATCTGAAAGGTACTACCTAGATACTCGAAATTTTTGTTTGACGCCATATGTTTTTTCTTTTAGTGTAATAATAAATACTACACACTTAAGGTAAATTCTAGATATTTTTTTGTTAAATTTTTAGATGAAAAGATGTCAGTCAAGTTCATCAACAAGTTTTTTAGGTGTGGGCGTACATCCACAGTATATCTTATCTTTGGAGGGTATACTTTAGCGTCTACCTGTCTATGACAAATTGTCACATCATTTTGTTTGATGAAGATGTTAAAGTACTCCGGACCATCTGTATAAGACGTTTCCAAAATAGCTGGATTGTTAATAATTTCGTACATATTATCCGTCATATACGTTACGGTTTTCAATGATAATTGTGTCTGAATATCGTCTTTAAATTCACGAAGTAATTCATAAAGTTCTAATGAGTTTTTTCCCTCATTATTGAACTCTCTCACGTTAAAAAATCTCTGTACAATGATGTTATCATTTACCATCATTAAGAATTCTAATTTTACCGATTCTTGGTCTTTCATAGTTTTAATTAATTGTTGTTATAATTTCTTTTTTCTTTTCTTGTTAGTTTCATAAAGGGTCTAACAAAATTCACCCATGCGTCATCTCCTTTTGGTAGATACTTAAAAAATCCGTCTTCCATCATCATTTTTATAAGTCCTCTATGACCCCTTCCATCAGGGTCTAAACTTTCCTTATAATATAATTCAACAAGTTCTTTAGCATCATCGGTAATTAATGGGTTTGACAAATTTATAATCTTTTCATTAATTACAAAATATTCATCCCCATAAACACCACTTTTAGTTTTACCCGATAATAAATTTTGTAATGTTTTATTATTTTTATTTTCCTTAAGTAGGTTTTCCGTCCTTTCTAAAATATCGGTAATTGAAACCGGTTTTTCAAGTAGCTCAGGGAAAAACTTAATAAGAGTTTTTTCTCCTAATCCTGAAATACCTTCAATATTATCCGATTTATCTCCTGATAAAATTTTATAAGTTCTAATGTTTTGATGTGGGAATTCGTAAATATCACATTTGATTTTACTTCCTAAATGATAAGTCTCTTTAGTTCTTGGATAATACACCGATACCTTATCTGAAATAAGTTGAGTAAGGTCTTTATCCCCCGAATAGATAGTCTTTTGTTCGTTCTCCGAGATTTGGCAATAGTAAGCTATCAAATCATCCGCTTCGTTATTATCTACGTTGATTTGTCTTATATAACAATCCTCCAAGTATTGTTTGATTCTTTCTTTCTGCTCAGTGAAAGAATCTAACTTATACTCGTTGTCTCTGTCTCTACGATTTTCTTTGTATTGGGGATAAATAAGTTTTCGAGTAGATGAGTTATCATCACCGTCCCACATAACAACAACCTTATCAAAGTCTTGTTCGTCTATGAAACGTCTAATGGTGTTTATAAAGTGCCATAAAGCCCCAATATGTTTTCCATTATGATAATAATCTTTTACTCCGTGAAAGCCAATCTTTACTAAATTATTGCCGTCCACTAATAGGGTTTTAACCACTTGTTTTGTTTGTATTCGTTACTAATCTTTTTCTTCTACTTCTTTCAAATCAAAATCACCATCTGTTCCAATGATGTTTTTCCAATATTCAGAGTATTCTTTTTTGTACTTCTCAATTGAAGCTTTTTCTTCTGTAGTCTCTTTACCTGCCAAGAATCCATGAGGTGTTACTATAATTTTACCATCCTCATAACCTAATCCATTGATGTGGTTTTTCATTACTGAAATTTTAGTTCTCACAGCAAATTTGATAGTTCTCTTATCTTTAGTCGCAGTAATTTTTGTTGTTCCCGCACCTTTCTCATTACCAAAACGGAATACTAATGAAGAGTTTAACCAAATTGCCTCACCACCTTTAGCTTTAATTTTAGGTTGTCCAAATGGATTATCCGGAAGTTCAACCCAAGGTTGGTTAACAATAACCAAAGTATTCTCATATTTAGAATCCGCTTTACGACTTCCTGAAATTCTTTGATTAATTCCCATTCCAATTTTATCCGCTAATGCAGCAGCATTATGTTGTTTTCCACCTTTACCTTCATAAGTCATTTTACAAGGAACTGAACCAACTGAATCCCATAAGAATAGTAAACTATAATCTAATTCACCTTTCTCTTGAGCATCAAGTAAACTATTAATGTAATCAGTTATTTGTTCTATATAACTAAAGTTATTATTGAAGATGTAGAACCCATCCCATTCTAATTCACCAGTTTCTTCATCAACCATTTCTTCACAATCAAAACCCATAAGTTTTGCGTGTTCAAATGACCATTTTTGTTCCGTAATAATGAACACAGGTAATATTTGTTTTTTCTGAGCATCAACCGCACATTTAACTAAAGCTGTGGTTTTACCTGTATCGGAGTGACCCAAGAACATATTTAAATGTCCAATAGCCGGACCCGGAATACCAACAGCATCCAAAAAGTCAGGACCTAAATCAAAGAACCTTTGTGGTTTGTATTTTGCGGATGTAGAGAATTTGTCCTTAATGGACTTGAAATCATGTTTTTTAATTGCCATATCTCTAATTAATTTAATTTTTTTAGTTTTTTTAGACAAGTTGGACACCAAGTAAGACCTAGTGTCCAAGTTATATGTCTATGTTTTTTTTGATTAGAAAGGCATATCATCTTCCGGTTCGTCACCCGCTTGTGGGTCAACCGGTGCAGATGGTTTAGAACCACCAAATGACATCTCATCAGAATCAGAGTTACCATAATCGTAACCACCTTTATCAGAATTCCATTTTGGAGTCTCACCTCTTGCAATAGCTTCTAAATACTCAACCGGTTTTTTAGAGTAAACATCTTCCCAAGTTAACTCATCATTAACCCATCCGTCAGCAGTTGCTTTGTCCTCGTGAACAGGAGCCGCGTCATCATACATAACTGTTTGGATTACCGTGTAAAATGCACCTTTTGGAGTTTTTGCTTTAGTTAATTCTAAAATGATATCTCTACCACTAACAGGGTCAGTAATATCACCTTTATTTCTCCAAATAGGAATAATTTTATCTAAAATTCCTTCATTTTTGTAGTTGTGTTTAAATCTCCAAAATTTAACACCATCCGCCTCGTTATCTCTATCAATAACTTTCACGATGTAAAATTTACGTGATAAGTACTGTTTAGCTAACTCTTTGTCAGATTCTTTTCCGGTCGCACGAAGTTCTTCGTAAACCTCATTTAAAGGTGAACGCTCACTGTCATTTTTTCCCGGGTCATAAAATTTTTGGAATTTTCCGTCAACTTGAATCTCGTGATACCAAACTTCATTAAATGGTGAAGAACCATCTTTTGTTGGTAAGATTCTTAATCTTCTTTGGCCTTGAGTTTCCTTATCTTGAAGGATTGCCGCGAAGTATTTTTTCATTCTTTCTTCTTGTGTGAATTTTGAGGTAGAAGAAGAGCTACCTTGTTTTGATTGCTCGTATTGAGCCAAAACTGCGTCTAATGAATTTGTCGCCATAGTGTTTAAAATATTTAAAGGTTTATAAAAGTATAAGTGTCAGCCGTGTGTTTGTCAAATTGTTTTGTGAAAAAAACGGTCCGAAGACCGTTTTAATTATTTTACTTGTCTAAATGGATTAACTTCATCTTCAAAATTTCTGAAGGTTTTTTTAATTTCATTTGGTGAATAATCTTCAACATCATTTTGTGTTAAAACATATTCATTTTTTCCTGATTTTTCCATATCTTCTTCTTTGTCATCAAAGAATTGACTTAATTTTTGATTGAAAGGTCCTGAATCTAATGTTCTTAACTCTAATCTTTCTTGAGGTGTTTTCTCTCTGTATTTTTCAACTTTAGCCTCTAAATCATTTAATTTAGTCATGATACCATCCATTTCACCTAATTTAGATTCTAAATCCGTTAGATGTTGAAATAAATTATTAAAATATTCTTCTTGTTTTTCTTCAACCTTTTTTTGTGATTTTACTAAATCAGTAATATCCATTTCTTCAGTTTTTGATTCTGATTTTTCATCTTCTCCAACTTTTTCAACGTCAGGGTCATTTGCAACGTCAACAGGTTGAGGTCCCGCAGGTGCTGCAGGTGTTGGTGGAACAACATTAGGGTCTGCCGGTGGTGTTAATCCTGCGTCCGGAGCCGGAGCGGCATTTGGGTCAACTTCACCAGGTGGCGGAGGTAATGTAGCATCTTGTTCAACAATATATTGATTGATAGAATTATATCTAGCAATTTCCTCTAAAATTTGATTGTCTATTTTTTTCATGTTATTAACCGTTTAATAGTTGTTTTACACCTGTTAAAGTTTCAACTTGAATTTTTTTATTTTTGTTTAATGTATTGTCAACTCTTTCAATTAAACCATCTTTCATTCTGATAGTATAACAATCTCCAGTGTCTAAATCACATACTTGTTTAGAACCATCTCCCAAATCTTTTTCGGTACTTCTGGTATTTTTACCTAAATAGTTGTCTAATATTAATTTTGTGTCCATAATCTTTTATTTATAAATATCTTTTATTTTGAAAAAACTTAATTTAACATGTTGTTCCGTTTCTAGAACATGGTTTACTATCCCAAATAATTTCAGAACCTGTATACGGTTTACTATAACACTTACAACAAATATTGTCTTTAATTGCGTCCCATTTACCAACTTCAATTATTTGACGATATGTATAACCCTTATCCGGACATTTAAGTGGTAAAAGTACTCTTGAAAAACCATAACTAATATTTGGAAATGCGTTAACTTTAACTATAAGTGTAAATCTATATGTTTTATCATTTTTAGCCGCTTCTAAAATTTCTGTAATATTAGCAACAGAAACAAATGTCCCAACATTTTTATTTGTTTTTGGTTTTATTGTAAAAGTACCAATTTCTACATTATTCATTCCTCCTGAAATATATAATTTAGCGGGATAATCTTGTGTTATTAATTCATTTTGATTGTTAACTTCAAAATCGCCATTAAGAACATCACCTTTTATTTCAAGATTTTGTAATGAAAATGTATTAAATTTTTTGGCATTTTCAAAAAGTGCTTCATTACTATTAGTTGTTGGAGGTGTATTAGGTGGTAATGAACCACTTTGATTACCACTACCTGTTTTAAACAAATCAATAGATTTTTGAACATTAGCTTCAATTTCACTTAAGAAACTTGCGTTTTGTTGAACTAACTTATTATAAACATCAATATTTTTAGCATTTGCTGAAAAATACAAAATATAGAATTTAGTAATATCTTTAGCCGTTATTTCAGGTAATTGTGATACTCTATCTTTCCACCTAGCAATTAAAAAAGTAATGTGTTTTGATAAATCTGAAAAAATTGCGTAAGGTACATTACTTGATGTACAATAATATTGTTTATTAAAGTATGAATCCCCCGCTTGTCCCCAATTTTGTAATAAATCAACACCTGAATAGTTGTTTTCCTTTGTTTCTAATTCGGTTCCGTTTGATGAACCTAAATAAATTGCTGCAAAAACCAAATATCTTAATTTTTGAATATCAGTCTGAACAATAATTGTACTTATAGCATCTTTATATTTAGATTTAGTTGTTGTTGGGCTATCAACATTATCATATTTTGCATAATTAGTTATTGTTGGTTTACATTCTGAATTAGTCGCCACACTATTAGCCGGGTTAGTTGATGCTTCTTTAACAGTATCATTAGCTTGACTAATAACATTTGTTCCTTTTGTACCATTTTCTTTAATTGCCGCTTGTTTATCTTGTTTGTTTTTTTCAATAATTGATGTTAACAAATTAGTTTTTAAAGTTTGAATATAACTATCCATTTCAGGTAAATTTGAAATTGATTGTCTAATACCTTTAAACACTGTTTCAAAAGTACCTGGCCCAATACTATGATTAACTTCTTGAATCATATACGCTCCACTAAACATAGGTACATGTCTTAAATTAAAATACATTGTTGGTTGAATCATTGCATTACCCATCATAGACACCGTACAAGCATAACTTCTATTTTTATATAAATTATATAATGAAATGTTTTGAGTTCCAGCTGCTTTACCTGATGACTGTTTAACTAATTCATCTGTTTGTTGTAATGATTCTGCAGTTGCTTGACCCGCACTTTGGTCTATTTGGAATCCATGAAAAATAGATTGGTTTTGTGGTCCAACATCTACATTAAAACCAACAACTTTATTTGATTTGTCCCAATCATTTTTACCTATTTGGTCTTCAATTAATGGGTTATCACTCGCCCTTCTTAAATCAAAAGAATCTCCTTTAAATCTTACATTAGCATTATTTTTAAAATCCGGTTGTTCACTTGGTTTTCCCGCATAAAAACAAACCATTTTTGCTGAAGAATTTCTATAATCAACATTTAAAAATGTACCAAACATTGTATTAGCAAAATCAAGAGACCCCTCTGGTTTTGGAACAGGATTTTTAACCGCATCTTGTACGTTATAAAAATTAACATAAGATGGGATATTCATAACAACAAAGTTGTTTTCAACTAAAATTGTTTGAACAAATGTTAACATACTTGTTTTAACATTTATATCTGTTAATCTATTTTTTAATTTATTAACATCAATTAATACTTTATCCCCAATATTTCTATTAGCCCTATCCATTAATAAAACATCCTCAAAAAGTGTTTTAGTTTTAAAATCATTTCCGGCAATCCATTTATCATTCAACGCTTTAAATGACTCCCAATATTCTAATTTTGTTTGGGGTCCTTCCAATACTGACGGTAGAGCATTATCAGGTGTACTACCAACATCCGGTAATTGTTTTTGTAATTTAGGCATTAATTTATTAATAATAATACTTTGGAATTTATCGGTACTCGCAATGTACTGATTCATTAATGTTATAAACTTACTATAATTTAATGTACTGTCATTTAATTTTTGAGTTGCGTAAATTTTAATAATTGGTGCGAAAGTTTTAATATTATCAACGCTAAAATCAATATTACAATCAACAAAGAAATCAGTTATATATGACCCATTATTTGTATATTTTAATTGAGGTATTTCAGAAAATCCAACATAAATTTGCAACGCTTTCCATTGGTTAGGATAATTAGTTATCGATTGAGATAAAGTAACGGTTCCTCCTGATGTAGGTAATGGAATTGGTGTTTGGTATGAATATTTACTCCACGTATATGGGTCAGCAATCAACGCATTTGAAAAAGTATAAAATAATCTTTTATCAAAATTTGCCGGATTACCATATTTGAATACAACATCATAATTTAAAAATGATTGTAAAATATTAGATAAAACACTTAATTGTGATTTTGAAACAGCCGATACTAATTCTGTATTTATGGTTGTACCACTTATTTTAGGTATTTTCATTAAACTTCTCATTAACATTTGGAAATTTTTAAATGATTTTGTGGTTTCAGTATCAGTATTAGAAATGAACTCGCTATCAAAATCGTAAATTGATTTTGAGAAATTTAAAAATTCAGATTCAAAACTATCCAAAATTTCTTTTTCAAACACTGAAAACATTTCACTTATTTCTGTGTAATCATCTTGTACCCCATTAATAGAAAAATTTTCTTGTTTTGTATTTCCAGTAAGATTAAAAACTTGTTTTAAATATTTCAAAGGTGTTGGTTTAACAACTTTGTTAATGTCAAAATACCCATAATTAGGTGCCTCCCAAAATAATCTAACTGAACCATTATACATCGCAGTATTACCTGTTATTTCATACTTTAGTTGATTAGTTTCTTCAGTAATACATTCATTACTAGTTTGATTAATTAACGCTCCTTGAGATGGAACAATATATGAAGATGTTTTATCCAATGTTGTAATATAAACTGACCAAGGAATAACTCTTAAATCTCTTTTCGGGTTATTTGGGTCAAACCCTTCTGGCATATTAATAATTGCTTCAGGAACATAATTTAATGTAACCCCTGAACTAAATCCATTTTGAATATCAGTATCTGTATATCCGGAATATATTTGAAAACCTTGATAAAAAACATTAAAATCATTTATCAATAATGGATAAAACCCTGTATTAATTAAAGACGATGTTTCAAGACCCAGTGTTGTATTTTTTTCCAACACTATATCCATTTGAGCACCATTAATTGTTAACCCATAATTTCTAGACGCTGAATTTGTAACAGGGTCATAATTATGTACATAACTAAATCCTGACCACGATGTGTTAATAATATCAAGACCAGTTTCAACAAAAGTTTTATATCGATTCCAAACAGAACCTATTTTTAATATCCAAGGGTATGGTAATTTATGTACCGCACCAAATTTTTTAAGAGTTGCAAAAATATAGTCTAAATCTTTTACAGAATTTGATTCATATGTTTTATACTTTTCTCTAAGCGTTGATAATGGTAAACTATTTAAAAACAAATAAGCCGACGCCACAAATGGATATTCACTATTATTTCTAAAATTTTTAACCCCCTCTTGAATTGAATTGATAAAATATGGCGTGTTTAATATTGACACGGTTTGGTCACTAGTAACTAATCCTGAATAATTCAAATATCTTAAATTACCTTCTGTTGGTAATTGTGAATCAAAACTTCTGTTTTCGTAAAATAATTTTAAATCATAATAATAAATTGGTGATTTAATATTATTAAATAAGAAATTAGTGAAAGGTCTTCTATCTTCATCATTGGTAATATCTAAAAAATTAGATATTATTTTTTTATTACTATTATATGTTAATACTTTTGTTGTATTGTATGATGATTTAATATCTGATATTGAATTCCCATTAGCCAATTCACTTTTAACCCAAGTAAAATTAGTAAACGGATATGTATCCGTTAAATTAAAAATATTACTTGATGTTGAGTTTGAAATAAAATCGTTAACATTTTTTTCACCCGGTAAAGAAACTAATGGTTGTGATTTAGATTCACTTAATAAATTCTGACTTAAAAATTCATAACTTGAATTATTAACTTTGTTTTTAATATATGATGTGTTAAAAATACCTCTAATAAAATTCTGCCAGCTTTCCCCTGTACCATCATTTGATATATGTCTTAATAATATTTCAAAATTACCCGCATTAATTCCAAATTCTTTTAATTTTTTAATAATAAAAGGATTATTATTTGATAAACTTTGAAGAATATTAATACTTTCCGCCTCAGCAATAACATCCGTTACTTTATCAGTATCTTGAGCGTTACCATTACTTCTTAATAACCCCGAATAATTTGAGGTTAAAAATATTCTTTCAAATATCTCATAAAAGTACTTAACTTCTTCTTTATTATCGTAGACAGCATTACTAATTGGGAATTCAATAGCATCTAATGAAACTCTTTGAATATCTGTCAATGGATTTTCAGTTTCTAAAGGGTCTCCAGGTGGATTAACGGTTTGAGCTGTCGCTTTAATAAACTCTTCCACAAATTCAACTTCAGGCCACAAATCGGTTAGATATCCTTTTGTTTGATTTATAACATTTTTATCACCGGGATAAGTAAGTTCAAATTTTTCACGCCCATCTTTTCCGGATGTAGCGACTAACATTTGTGGCCAAGGATATATTGGTAATGTTGTATTATCACCGGAAGACACGTTATCTACACAAGCATTTGCCGTTTCAGGATTTAGTATTGAATTTCTTCTAGCCTTAATTTGGGTATCATTTAAATTCCACGCTTGAACGTGTACGTCATCCATTAATCTTAAAAATGCCTCACCATTAGCGAAAATAACTGCAAGTACATTTCTGATATTAGGAACAAATCCAATACCATTATCTTTTTTTTGTAATAAGTTAGTTAAAGCTTCGGTTAATTCTTCTTGAATATTTTCTTTAGTTGTTTTAGCCAGTTTACCCATTTGATTTATCAAATCTTCAAATCTATTTACCCCATCAAATATATAAAATTGGAATTTTTTTTCTTCAGAACCACCTTTATTAGTAATTGTTAATGAATTAAAAATACCTTCGGTCGCCAATTGATTTTTAAATTCTTGAAGTTGTAATGCTGTTGGTTGTGTTGACAATTTTTTTCTTTGTCTATATGTTTCATCAACATTAACATCTGCTTCTTTTAAATCTATTGGGAAAATACTTTGAGTAATTTTAAACGGTATGTATGACCCAGTTTTTGTTTTACCATCAATAGTATATTTACCATTTAAACCACAAACAGGGTTTGCCTCCATCTCTTCTTTTGCAAGATAAATTATTCCTTGAAGTTCACCCAAAGCATTACTTCTTTTTTGTGCGGTATTAATTTCCGGTTTAAAAGTATATACCTTACTACCATCGTTCATTACCAAATAATTTTTGGTATCCATATAAGTTGCTGCCCATGAAGTTCCAGCACCAGCATAAACATCTTTATCTAAATTACCTAATAATTTTTGATATTCCTCAACATATGTTAATGGGTCTAAATTTTGTTGTGAGAATGATGTTAAAATATTTTTAATAAAATTTTCAATTCTATTTTTCATTTGCACAAGCGTAATTTCAGGAAAATCATCAGGTATCATACCTTTTGATTTATATTCACTATATAATTCCCTAACTTTTTGATAACCTCGTGATACTGTTGAGTCTTGAACATTTGAAAAATTAGTTGAACTTCCTTTGGTTGTTTGTATACTAACTCTAGATTGATACATATGGGGAACAGCTATTAAAGCCGCCATAGGTATTTCACTTAATAGGGTATATTTGTATGTAAAAAATTGTAGTTTAATTTTAAAATTACCATTAGATGTGTCGTATCTTGACGAAAACGTTTGTAACATTAATTGTAATTTAACGGCTTTACCATAAAATCCTTTTATAGTTAATTGAAACATCGGATAAGGTAAATTAAAGAACGCCGCGTAAGGTGAGTTATCTCCTGCCTCAAACATTGCTCTACCTTTAACATCTTCTAATTCAATGGTGATTGATGGTAAAAAATCTAAGCCTTGTCTAATATTGATTGATGTAATACCTAACAATCCATTATCAACAGATGCTTGTTTACCACCTGAATTAATAGTTTGTCTAATATAATAATCACTACTTTTGTTTGGATTAGATACTGATGTTAATTTTGGTTGATTTACACCATTACCTGTAATAGTGTCTTTACCTGTTAATTCATCCGTATATGAATTGTCTAAAAATGTTTTATCTCCCGGTTTTAAAAAGTTAATACTGGCTATTGAAACTGTTTGTACTTGGTCGTTATTTGCAACACCAATCGCTAATTTGGTACGTGGTAATACTTTACACTCCAAATTAGCATACATTACTAAATTTTCTTGTTTAACATATCTTTCTTTTACTTTTCCGTCACTATCTATGACTTTATTTGGGTCAATGATTGATATGTTATTATAATCAAACTCAACTAATATATTTTCCGATTTATCTACCATAATAAAAGAAGTAATTTTCTAGGTCATTGTTGTAATCCTGTAAAGAAGCTATTAAAGGATATGGAATTGTCAAGATAGCCCCATCAGGGATATTCCACTCTTGACCAGCGTATAGTGGATTTGCTTGTAATATTAACCAACCAAAAAAAGGACTACCATAAAATTGTTGTGAAACTTTATCTAATCTAGATTGAGCAACTTTAAAAATATATCTTTTATCGGTGGATTTACTTGGCAGACCAATATATGGTACAACGGTTTGTTGTCCATTAACAATAAAATTATTGTATCTATTATAATAATCTTTAGTACCCATAATTAATCAAATTTTATTTTACCATCAAATGTTAATTTATCATTGTTAACATTTACAGATTTATATAAATTAGCTATATCTGTTTTCTGTTGTGTTTCAGTTGCTGGGTCCGGAACCGTAGTATATGTAAACTTTCTTAACTTACCTTTAGGATAAGCCGGTTGATTTACAAATTTTGAATAAGATTCTTTATCCCTAATTGTTTTAATAAATTTTTGTTCAGCAATTAACTCTTTTTTTGTTAAATCCGCAAAATCATCACAAATATTATTAAATTTTCTAACTAATTTATTATCATTTTTTAGTTCTCCACTAATAATTGCGTTTTTAAATTGAGTTAGTTTATTATTGTCATTAAAAATTTGAGCCATCACCATGAATTGTCTTTTATCTTGAACAGATGCTGTCGCAAAGTCTTTAGATATTGGTTCAAATTCCCCCGGACCTTCATAAGGTACGGTAATAGTTGTTATTATTTTTTCAGCTTCCATTAATACATTAAATTGGTCTAATCTAATACCAACTAAACGATAATCATCACACAATTCTTGATATGTGTCTAATGGTGGACCAGGACTAGCCGTATTAACTTCAGTTGTTCCGGAAATAGTATAAACTCGAGGAACCCCCGTATCTAAAATCTTACCATCAGTTTTGGTTGTTACTAAATTTATTTTTCTAATAAATTGAACCATGCTTTGTTCTAAAACCACAATTTCTTGAATTTTAGTAAATAAACCACTACTATAATCACTTTTTAATGAGTTAATATATTGATTCATATTTGTTTTAACTCTTTGGATTGTTGCGTCAGTAAATTTAAACCCTACTAATCTTGATATTATATAATTTTGATTAGTTGGATTATCAGCGTTAATATCTGATATAAATGTACTAAATAACGAATCTACTTTAGTTTCAACACCTTCCGGTTTTCCATAAATTGATGTCAATATACTACTAGAATTTAAACTTATTTCTCCCGAAGTATATAATCTATCTTGAGTTATTAATTGCCACACACCATAATTGTACGATTTAACAATACTATCACTTTGATTTAAAATATTTGTATAATATTCTTTGGTTGCATCTAATATTTTATCCATAATAGTCATATAGGTAATTTCACCTGTTTGACCACTAGTAACCGGAATATTAGTTAAGATATCACCAATAGTGTTTCCACCATCATTAACGATGTCATTTTGGACATTGTTCACTGTGACAGGAGGTTGAGCATTTAAAATTGATTGTATTAATGTTGCATCCAACGCAGATGTATCTTCAGTCCACGTCGCTCTTTCATCATAAATTTCTGTATTAGCATAATAATTAAATGATAATGCGTTCTGTAATTGTTCAACAGGTCTGGCTAATCCCATACCACCAATCATATCAAAACTTAAATTAACATTCGCAATCATTGGTTGAATACCAATACCTTCAGGATTCATATCTAACACTAATGGTTCATATGAAAATGAAATTGTTTTTGGAATTATTTTACCATTATAAAAATCCCCAACTCTTAATACTAAAACCGGTGGGGCACCAAACGCAGTGTTTACCGCATCATTATATTTTGGTTTACCATCAACTCCGATAATCGGTATTGTTTCACCAGGTCTAACACATTGATTTAAAAATGTTAATCTCGCATTTAAACCTTCAGGAGTCATAGAGTGAAAAGCAGGATTAAAGAATTTAATCTTATCAGCAATTGACCCATATATAACAGGATTACTCTCTTTTATAACTTCAAAATAATCACATTCAGTTAATAATTGTCGAATAATTCGTTTTCCAATACCTTCTTTTAATTTTTGTTGTATTTCAACAGTTTGAACAGGTTTGATTGTATTTATTGTTGTTGCACTAACTTCAGGGGTTGTAATTTCAGTTTTTTGAGTTGTAGTTGTTGTTGTTACTGTTGGGGCAACAACAATACTATTAATCTTAACTCTCCTACAAGCCATAGCATCTGTTGAATAAACCTCAGCTTCTTTGTTAGAAACATTCGTATTTGACGATGATTTAATGTTTTTACTACAGTCAACTTGTGTTCCAGTACCTGATTCACCTTGAGGTATAGAAATTTGTTCACCCTTACCACTTTGTAGTGTAATTTGTAAGGTTTGATTTTCAAAGAAAGGAGCCAAATTAACATCTCCAATACGATACGCCTTTAAGAATTGAATAACAGAATCATTTCTTCTTTTAGAAAGATTTTCATTATACGGGACACTAGCAGTTGCTGATGCCGAACCAACCATTTGAATACTTATAGTCCCCTTTTTTTCTTTTAGAATATTGTAAGCGTCTTTTATAAAATTATTATCATTAAGAGCAATTTTTTTATAATTAGATTCAACAATATTTGTAAAGAACTCACCAACATTTCTATTAGTAACACCAACATTAAAAATTGCACTTGCGGTATCAACATATGTTTTTTTATTTCCAACACTAGTATATGCCGAATACGTGACATCATATGGTACTGAAGAAACTACACCTTTTGAGTTAGGGTCAGGAATATCATTATCAAAATAAAAAGCCAATTGAGAATAATTCTTTTTAAAGTCATCTATTGATGTGTCAGGATTTGCTACTTGTGTTGTCGCATCACCAGGGGTTCCCGCACCACCTTGAGTTACTGAATTATCTCTCGCAATACTTGAACTAACACTCTTTAACTCTTCATCCGTTAATCTTGGATTACTTAAAATCTCTTGATACGTATATAAATCTTTCGTTGGAATAGTATTAAACTTTAACGCCAATTCATAAATGTCATACTTAACACATCCAGCAAAGAATGAATCAATTATTGAATTAATTCTTTCCTTATTTTGTCCTTTTAATTGTTTTTCAACAACCGCATTCATAACTGAAGGACTATCAACAATAATCTTCCAACTTAATTGACCCGTTCTAGTTGTATTCTTATAAGTGTAAATTGGTTCCGGTCTACCCAAGAAAGAGGTATCATTCCAATTGGCACTACTACTATCAGAGAATTTTAAATCATATGGTGGAAACCACATAACTCTACCACCATTTGGTCCTTTTTCACAAACAGGTAATTCGTCATAAGTAAAACCAGGTCTACTTGATGTTCTCCAAGCTAAGTTCTCAATTGAGAACATATATTTTTTAGCATAACCCCCCGTTCCATTAACATTATTAGCAATAATGTTTGTCGAACCCGGATTTCTTAATGGAGCGATGTTTAAGTTATATGTATTATCTAATACAGAGTGAGTAAATCTTCTACCCGCTGTAGTTATACCATCTGTTTTTTGTAAATCATTATATGTGTAGTAAGGATTGTCTTTAGTAAAAACTCTACAATATTCAATACCAGCAGCACCACCTGTCGCATTATCAGTGTATGATAAGACTTGAGAACCTTTTGTAATTTCTTTATACCCATCATTGAACACCTTACTAATTTGATTCATCGCATTACCAACATGTTTTAAACGGGCAATACCTGTAACATTATCCGCAGAATCAATTAATCTTTGAGTTTGGTCTAATATTGATGTTTCTTTGAATTCAATATTTGTCGATTGGTCTCTTGTAATGTTTCCACTAACCAATTGATAATCTTCATCCATTGTTCCTGAACCACCTCCCGGTATTGCTCGGAATCCTGCATTGTCTTTATACTTTGGAGATACCCAAACAAAACCACCATCAATACTATCACTGTCAGCATAGGACTTACCTCCTAAACCAAAATTACTAAGTGTTGATTCATTACCTTCATATAAAATACCCATCTCTGATGGACCGTATACAGGTGAAGGGTCTTGTTGACCAAAGGCGTTAACAGGTATTTGATTTGGGGGTGATGTAATATAAGATGGTTCTGATGTTCTATTACCAACATAATAACCACCAACTAACGTACCATTACCCGGATTAATATTTGGAACTAATAAATTAACAAGACCTTGAGCAACCCCAAACAATAAACCATAATCTTTATCGTAAGAAGGTTGATATCTGTTATAATTAATATTAGCAAATAAAACCGACCTTTGACCATTACCGGTGTTGGCTAAAAATATTTGAGAACCACTTCTATTAAGATTTAAAATTGGTCCTAATAAACCACCTGTTAATTGATTAACGGTGTTTAATGCGTTTGATGTTTGTTGTGTTTGACTATTTTCGTTATTATCATTGAAGTAATCTCCCGGTATTAACGAAACGGGCCAATAAGCCCCCGCCAATCTTGTTAAGAAGTCGGCCGCAGCAACAACAGGGTTTTCAGGTACAGTAATTTTCCAATTCTTATAAACTAAAGGTTGTTGTCCTGACAACATCATACTAATCTCAAACGGGTCTTGTAGAGATTGTAAGTTGATTTGACCTAACGTGTTTTGAAATAATTCAGCATCAATTCTTTTTTTCAATAAAGAATTTAATTCAATAGCGCCAAATCTAGCAATAAATGAATCTTGAGACAATAAACCATTACTACCAATAGGATTTGGTGATAATAAAATATTATAAGGTGAATATGATGACGGAGCAAAACTTGGTGGTTCCCAATAAGGTTGGTATATCTTATTATTATTCTCAACATCCGTAATGATTACTAAATCATTATAACCACCATTAGGACCATACGCATTTTGAATATAAGCGGCATCAATAAAAAATTCATTAAGTAAATCTAACGCAGTGTCATTAGGGTTATATTCCCCTTGATTTGAATTTACCGGTAAAGGAGGTCCATTAAAATTAATATCTAAATTATAACCCCCATTTGGACCATATTCATTTAACGGGTATAATAATTGAGCATAAGGGTCATTTGTTATTAACTCACCCGGTGAATCAATAACATTACTAACACCTAAAATAGTTTCGTAATTAACTTGATTTGCTGGTGGAGTATAAACACCTTGAACACTGTAGGGCGCCAAGTTTTTTGCCATTAGAGAATTTCTAAAGGATGACGTGGATGCAAACGATAATGAACTATCTGACATATATTATTATTTATCTATAAATAGATTGTACTTTATTTTATCGACCTTACTTATTAGATAAGTTAGGATTCATTAGTTGTGTTTTATTTGACGTTGGTGCCAATAATCCATTACTATACATCGCCTCTTTCAACGCATTAACCATACCTTGTTGAACATCGGTATTCTTAAATGCTTGAACAACTTGATTAGTATCAATATTACCATTTGTTTTTAAATCAATATTATGATTTAATGTTATTTCAATTGGTTTGTTTGGTGCTGCGTTATTTGATTGAGTATTAGTAGGTGTTGCGGACGCATTTCTAACACTACCAATATTTCTTTTAACATTTGCGGGATTAGCGTCTGATGATTGTTTTTTAATATTCGCAGTTCCTCTTATATCACCACTTAAAACTTGTTGAAGTTGTTCCACAAAAGGAAAGTCTTTTTTTATTTTTTCTGATTCTACACCAGCATTTTTTCTACTAGTTTCAATACTTTTACTAATAAATGAATTTAAGTCTTTTAAACTTGTTCCTAATTCTTTTGACGCTTCACCTTTAGTTATTTTACCTTCAGATAACCTTTTTATAATGTCTAAATTTTTATCTACACCACTGTCAATTGAACCTCTAAGATTTTTTGATTCCATTTCTTTTGGAGACATTACTTTAGCAACACTTGTTGCGGATGCTCTACTAAATTTTTGAAGACCCGTCATCGTTTTACCTCCAGCTAAACCTAACCCTGTTTTATCAGCCATTGATGCAATATCCGCCGCCATAGCTTGTGTAGTACTTAATTGGTCTTTAGCCAATTCCTCCATAGTTTTTGGAGCGGTATTGGCCATTTTTTCAAGATTTGCAACATCTTTTTCATTTAACTCATCAAGGGCTTTAGTAATAGTTTGACCTGTTTCTTGGTCAGTCACCTGTACCTCATATTTACCACCCGCACCCATTTCAGCCATATTGGCTATCATTTTTTGCTTATCTTCGTCTAATCCCGGTAAATCAGGAAAACGGATTTTACTCATTTTGTCTTCCAACTCAGCACTACCTAACGCCATTTTAGTCAATTGTTCGTAAGGAATACCCATCGCTTTTGAGATTTCTCTCATTTGACGTTTTGCTCCCGGCATGATTTCAAAATTACCATCCTTACCAAGTTGAACAAATTGTTTACTCATTTCCGCCATTTGATTTTGTAACTCGGCAGGGTCATTTTGTGCCAAGTCCATAAGTTTTAATGGGTCAAGTAAACTACTTTGAGACACACCTAATCTTTGCATTGCCGCAGCCATTTCAATTGCACCTTCAGGGTCAAACACTTTTTCTGCAAATGCTAATGTTTGTGACATGTCAATTCTTAACAAACTTGCTTGTGCCGCCATTTTAGCTAAACCTGACACACCACCTTCAAAATTATATTTGTTAAGAGCGTCCATATTTTGTAAAACTTTTGTGGATACATCAGAAGCGTTTACACCTGATTGAGTAGCGATATCAACAACTTTTTTCATTTCACCCGCAACTCGGCCAGCACCAATCCCAACATCTTTAAATCCTGACACTAATGTACCAACTTCTTGACCAGTAACTTTAAAAGTTGCGTAAAGGTCTTTATTTACTTCCGCAGATAATATTACGTTTCGTTGTAATGACTTTGATGCGGCTTCTTGAACTTTAATAACATCCCCGATATCACCACCTAAAGCCCTAACATTACTAACAGCATCAGCCATTGTCGCATTTAATGTTTGAGCCATTTGTTGACCAAGACCAAACTGTTTTAAAAGTACACTGGCACCATTATCAAGTTCTTCCACAACCTTACTAACGGCAGCAATACTAAAATTACTCGCTAAAGCATCTCCAAACGAGTCAATAATACCCTTACCTTTTTTTCCACTAGCGTCTAAACTACTATTAGCATCTTGCATATTAAATTTGTTTTATAAATAAATACACCAAAGACATATTTTAATTTACGTCTTTGGTGTATTATCTTCTATTATTCTGTTTATTAAAAATTTTCTAACATAAGTAGGCATCTCATTGAAGTCACTGTATGATGTTCTAATGAACTTTGCCATCAAGTAATATTCCTCAATAATAAGTTGTCGGTAGTTAAAAGAAAGGCCGAAAAAACTCCACCCCAAAGGTTATCTCGAAAGATACCAGTTCTCCTGACGGGGCGTTTGCTGTTCTCTTAAGGTCCAATGACGGTTCATTTTCTCTTAAAAAAGTTCTTATGTATTTTGAGTCCATAATAGGTAAAGTATCAACAAACATAGCTATTTTACCTCTATCACTATCACCATCAATTTCAACAATTTGTTTTTGTAATTTCCAAGTAACTCTTGGTGCCTGTCTTCCTGCCGGATATTGTTCAACCATTTTATCTAACTCAATTGTATCATAAAAAGTTGTAGGTCTTATTTTAACTGTAGTTCCTGTTTTAGGTAATGTTGTTGTAAAAAACCCATTTTCATCTGGTTGATGTTGAGTTTTTTTAATATTTAATTCATCTAATATAACAGTATGTGTAAATGTTTTATTAGTTTGTGGGTCAACCAAATTAATTATATATTCCGGTCCAAAAGAAGTATTTCTCAAAAAGATTAAAATAGCTTCTACATCACCATCTAATAATTCTTCAGGTCGTAAATCATGTTCATATAATTTATTTCTTAATAATGTTAAGACAACATTTTCTTTACCCGCCAATGCACCAATTAAATAATTTTCATCAGATGCTGTTAAATAACCAACTTTAACTGACTTTTTTTTAGATTTATAAAAAATTCCACCACTCGGTAATGATACTACATCATGTGGTAATGTGAAATTTTCCGTTCCTGCGTTAATTAAACTCTCATCCATATAAATTTGTTTTTATTATAAAATATAATGATATATGTTTTTTTATAAATAGTTAATAAAAAATCCACATATTTTTGATATGTGGATTCTTAAATTTAAATATAAAGTATTAATTTAGTAAACTAATATACATCTATCCATACGTAATACCGCTGATATTGTTGCTAAAGCATCTGTACTATACGCCAACGAATCAAAGTTAACATCAGATAAGAAAGTCCCCTCTAATATCCATTTTTCAACTACAACACCTGTTGGGTCTAACATCTCAAGGTCAATATTTTTCTTGTACCCCGCAGCATATCCCATACGACCTGTCACTGATTCAGCACATAAACGTACCCACTCCATAAGTGCCTGAGACGCTGAAGGCCCAATTGGGTCACGAAATTTAACATTTATTGTACCCCAAGTAAAACGACCGGCAACATATGTTTCAGTGTTTAAAAATGGAATCGCAACAGGATTAATTGTTATTTTTGGTCTTGCTGCCGATTCTACGAACCATTCATTAATTCCTAATGTTGAAGGAAAACGTAAAATAAACCTATTTTGTCTTTTAGGTTCGTAAGGTATGGGCATTTTCATTAATAAATCAGCCATTTTGAATTGTTTTTAATTTTATTTTTATTTATCTTTATTTAATAAATATCTCTATTTAAAAAATATTTTTCTTGACTTTTATAATTTAATTAATTATCATTATAATCCAGTCTAGTTTATTTAATACTAGTTTTTTTATTCTAGTTTTTTTATTTAATTCTATTTTAATATAAGTATTTAATATTCTTTTTTTATTCCTCCTGCTGTAGAATAAGTTTTAATAATATTTTCAGGGTCTTTCTCAAAATGTTTCTTTACTACATCCACATTTTTTAAGTCGTCATCTGAAAAACCTATTTTTGGGACAAAATAATTATTTATTTTATTTTTTAAAAACGCCTTTTTTTGTATATGTTGAGACATTGCTTTAACATATTGAACAAATTCTTTTAACGCTTTAATTTTTCCTTCCTCCGGATTTGTTGCGGAACCTTCTCCATAACTCACAGGATAAAATCTACATAAATCTAAATATTCCTTAATCATTTCTTTTTTAGAAACATTATCTTCATCATCTAAATCTCTGTATTTTTCTAAATTTTTTACTAACTCATTTGAATCAATACCATTAAGATTTGAAACAATGTAATTATAACAAGCATCTTTAATTACTGATGGTGTATGTCCTCTAGCAGTAACAATTGAAAATATAGACCCATTGTTAATCGCCTCAACAAAATCAGGCCAAGCAGGTCCCGGTTTTGCTAACATAGAATCAACAATAAATTGTTTATCTCCTTTAACTCCAAAATATCTAAAAGGTTCGTCTGAAAATCCAACGATTGTGTGACCATCAAATTCAAATGGTTCTTTACCAATTTCTTCTCTATAAGTCGCAAAATCTTCTGTAGACATTCCTACCTCATCACCATCTTCATCTTTTAATATTATTTTTGTTGGCATTGAAACTATATTATCGTCCCAATCGAACGCGTAATATTTTTCATCCGGAGCACCAAACTCATCAATACCTTCTACAATTTTATTATTTAACATAATTTATTATTTGGCTTAATTATGACCCACTATTACAATGGGTCATAATTTTTTTATTATATATTCTCGAAAGAAGCTCCTGTTGGAGTAATATAGAACGTAATGTCTATAAATTCTAACGATTTGGTTGGTTTGATATAAATCTTACCTGTCATTTGATTTCTGTCTAAATCAGCTGCGTCTGACGAAACTGTTACACGGAAATCATAAAGACCTCTATCTCTTCTTATAGAGTCTAATATTGGGTTAACTGAATCCAAGAAGTCTTGTCTTACTTTAGCATCGTTTTGTTCAAATAATAATCTAACAGAAACTGCTGATATTAATTTACGTGCTTGAAGTAATAATCTTCTTACGTTGATTCTGTCAAGAGCTGATTGTCTAACTTGAAGAGTTTTATTACCCCAAATTACAGTTCCAACATCAGAGAACGTTGCGATTGGATTTAAACGACCTTGATATAGAGTATCTCTATTTTCTTGTGTCAATTTAACTCTCGCTTTAACCGCGTTTACAATACCTCTTGTATAACCCGCCGCAGCGAACCATGGGAAAGCAATGTTATCTGTTAACGCTAAGTTTCTTGTTACCTCAGCAGTTGCCGGTAAGTAAATTTGAGTATTGTTAACAGTATCTCTCATTAATACCCAAGGGTAGTAAGTTGCTGTATAGTTAGAGTCAATACCTGAATTTGCCAAATTATCTACCGCCTCTTGTGGGTAAATAAAATCTAATTGATTACCTGTTGATGGAACGTACATATTGTAGTCAGGAGTTGTACATACGTACAATGAATCCGCTCTACTATATTCAATCATATCAATAGCACTTTCAACTAAATTAGAGTTGTTAACATAATCAACACCAGGTGTTACAAATACGTTAATATTTACCGCTTCAGGATTTGCAAATGTTTGTTGTCCTAATAAGTAAGCATAAAAATCGGTGTTAGCCCAATCTTGAGTATTACCCGCGACAATAATTTGTTTAAATGCTCCCCAACCTGACGCTGTAGGATATTTGATAGTAGGACAGGCACCTTTTAAGTAACCTCGTCTACCTAACATAAATTGGTCAGTATTAGTTCTAAATTCTCTATAGATATCCCATCCATCAAAACCACCTCTTACCAAGAATGAAAATTTACGTGCGTAAATTCTATAGTAAGGGTTAAGTTCACTATCAGGGTCGGATGTAAACGGTGCATCACCACAAAAGAACGCTGGTGTTCCACTTGTTACGAATACATTAGGAATTGTAATACCACTTGCATTTATATCCATATGGAAACCTCTTGTTCTAAAGTTCCAAGGTAATCCTTCAGTGTCATTACAAATGTCTAAAGGAAGTTGAGTACCTCTATATTGGAAGAAGTCCACATCAATACCTTCAGTATCTGAAATACCTAAATAAGTTCTTCTAACATTATCTCCCGGACTTGTAGTTGCGTCATCAGCACCTGATGCCAATCCAAATGGAGGGTTATAAACAACCTCACCAGGATAGTAGTATTTAGATTTAATTAATGGGAATGGTGGTCTTACACCAGCATATTCTCTATAATCATACCCCAAGAATCCACAAGGAAGAGCGTCTATCGGAGCATCCTCATTCATCTCAACCATAACATAACTTGACAATAAAGGATATTCACCGTCTAAACTACCAATTTTCTTACCAATAAATGAATTATCTTGAGGATTCATTGTACAGTTAGTATATTTTTCAAGAACAACCGGAGCTGAATCAGTATCAAAGAAATCTCTAATGAATACATCAAAAGTACCATTGTTAAATGACATATTTGCTAACGATATTTTAATATCAATGTTAGCAGAATCACCATCCGCAATTGTTGTAAATTTAAATAAATTATACACTTTATTACCTCTTAATTCAGACACAACCCACGGAGATACCGGTGATTGGTATTTTTCTAAATAAAACGCTATCGATGTTGGGTCTTTTGCTTGTCTAGCGTCCGGTAAAGCTGTTAATTCACAATTTAAACCTCTAATATAACCCATTCTCCAAGCGTTTGTTAATAATGCTTGAAATCTTTCTTCAACAAATAACGGAACTACTGTTCTTGGTTTTGAGAAGTTAGTTGAACCAAATACTTTACTTATGTATTTTGAATCAGAATTAGAGAATGATGTTTCAAAGAAATATTGGTCACCGTCTTTACTTGTTATATTAACACCAAATGTTGAAAATGGATTTTTAGTAACACCTGAATATGTACCTGTACAATCTAAAGTAACCGCAGAACCATCAAAATTACCATAACCATCAACACCACCTGGTACCTCATAAACAGGGCCATCATCAAGACCATAAGTTGATAAACCTCTTGAACGAAGTGTTGCAATTACTAAATCATCATAATCCGTATATGCGGTTCCCGAATAAACGTATATCACCCCAATCAATGTACCTGTATAACAATTAACCGGTTTTGCCGTTGTTGTTGAAGTAGTTGATGTTGAAGTAGTTGTTGTACAAGGGTTTGTAGTTGTAGTCGTAGTTGACGTTGATGTTGTTGTTGTAATAATAGGTGTTAATGTTAATCCTGTTACAACTGACCAAAATGAATAACCTGTGTAAACAGCGTTACCAACATTATCAAATAATGAATAATACCAAGGGTCATTTTGTGGTGCAGAATAATTACATAAGTTAGCACTTACATTATCAACTTCATAAACATTTGTTTCACCTGTATATACAGAACTTAACCCTGAATAAACACTAGTTGGAATTGCTCCATAATAATAAATTGAAGTATCTTCTTTAGCCGGTGTTGAAACAATATCAAAAATTTGTTTAGTCATATCTATATATAATGAACTTGTAGAACCATCAAATTGTTCGTAAGGTTCGTATAATATTGTAGATATTTCTGCCGGTAAGTTAGATGTGTTTGTAAATGATATACTATCAACACTATTAGTACACGCTGAGAATTCAACAGAATAGTTTATAGTTTTAAAGTCTATACATTCAATAACACAATCAACTGTAGTTGCACTTTCACAAAAGAAATCTACCGTTGTTGGGTTAACATTTGCTTTTGTAGTTATAGACCAAGATGGTCCTGCATCATAACCAGATAATCCTAACACTCTCGTTACGAATAATTGGTTAGATTGTTGTAAGTATGATTTGGCGATATAAGCCGCTTCGTACTTTGGAATTTGCGTATTTATAAATTTTTCTGGAGAAGTTCCACCGAAGAAATTTGTGAATTCATCAAAATTTCGTATAAAGATAGGTTCGAAAGCGGGACCTTTTAAGGTCTCACCCACAATACCCAACGTGGTAACTCCCACACTTTGTGCTACGAAACTTAAATCAACTTCAGAAGTATATACTCCGGGAGATACGAATACTTTTTGATTTGATGCCATTAGTTTGTCTTTTTTATTTGTAAATTTATTTTTATTGATAAATATTATAAAAAAAACCAAAATACTTTACTTCATAAGAAGTATTTATAAATTAGGTAGAATAAATTCTGCCTTTATTCTACCATGGCAGATAACGAAAAAAAGATAAAGAACCTAAAGATATCAATTGAGACTCACAACATCCTAAAGACCTATTGTGAAAAGAGGGGTATTAAAATGTATCGGTTTTTAGAAAGAATGATTGTTGAGAAATGTAAAGAAAAGAAGGATATATACGGTGAGGATTAAACTAATTGGTTTTCTAACACTATAGAACCCTCTTGGGTGTCATCAACTTTAACTACAGTAATCTTTAAAACATCATTAGTATTGATTTGTATTTGATATAAATCAGACCCATAATATTGGTTATTAATGTACACATCAAACGAATCAATATTAGAAGTTTCCCCTAAATTTAAATCAACAGTATAGTCAAAAACTTGTGAAATAATATTGTTTCCAACAACAAATAAAATATTTGTAGAGGTCCCTTCGTCTGTAATATTTTTTCTTCTACCTCGCATAAAAGATTCTTTCTCAAATTCAATAACCGTTAAAACTCTTGAAACTGCGGGAGCAACTTCAAATTCATTCTCATCAATTAGAAAACCTAACATAGTAAAATCATAACTTTGAATATAATATTTTCTTTTATCAATATTCATTACAGATTCATCTGTAAGATTATTCATAATGATTGGAATATAATGACCTTTGATTGTTGTGTAAGCTTGACGAGAGGCAAACATTTCAAGAATATTTTTATTCAAGGCGTTTAATTCCCTCATTCTATTACAAATAATTTTAACACTATATGTAATATCAACAGGAACAGGTTGAGGTATTTTGTAAATATCCATACCATTTCTATTACCATCCCAAGTGGGCACTTGAGCGTAAAAATATTGTTTTCTATTTGGTATATTATAAAGTAAAGCAGGATTAGTTCCAAACTTAACTTCCGGATTTCTAACTACAGTTATAAATGGGGGTGATACATTTGAATCCAAATCTTGAAAGTTCCAAGTTTCTGTGAATTGTGACCAGTTTTGTGTTGTTATAATAATATCGACCATTGGAATTACCTGACCATCAATTATTGTTTGTAATTCATTTTGAACAAAATTTAACATACCCCCATCCAAATCGGCATGCAAAATGGATTTAGGTAAATAAGTTCCGTCTTTATTAATTTTTTCCAATAATTGTTCTCTTCTTGGGTAAAGAGTTTTTGGAAATGTTAACGGTATTGTTTTCTTTATTTTGTTAGGTAAACCCATTTTATTGTTTTGTTATAAATATTTTGTTTCTTAAATTTATCAATTCTACTTCACCGGCACGGTATATTGGTTCTTCGGTGTCTTTTATAACATAAGAATTATATTTGTATGGGTTATAGGTCACTATATCACTATTTGGTTCACTTGGTAAGTTTTCACAAGGATATTTACAATAATCCATTAATGTTCCAATTACAAATGAATGAACATTTTTACTTTTTTCTCTAACTACTTTTTCTCTACCCCCTTGTCTAACTCTGAATTCAACATCAGATAATTTAACATAGTCGGCATGAGTAATAACTCTTCCACCATAGGTTACTGAAAAGGTGTGTTTGTGTAAGTTATAATAAACCATAACTTTATCACCAATATTTTTTTTCTCCTCATTATCGTGACCACACTTGTGACAGATATAAGGGTCGTTTCCACCATCGGCTAAAGCCCAAGACCAACCACACTCATCACAAATCACTTCGGTGTCGGTAATGGTTTCTAATAGTCTTCTATATTGACTTTCATTAATTTTAATTTTCATAATCGTAATATGCGGTTACGGTTTTAACCGGTAAATTAAACTTATCTTGAAACCATTTTTTCATAGGTTCTGCCCAATGTCCTTCAAACATTTCATCTAAATGTTCCGCGTGCTCACCAATAACTTCTAAAATTGGAGCTTTATCTCTAAAAGGTTTATGTGATGGTTCAGTACTATAATAATCAACATCAAAATAATAAAAAATAATATCAGTATCATAATTACCTTGATAATCACCTTCAAAGAACATTAAAAAGTTTTCGTTTTCTCTATCAATATCTGGATATCCATCTTCATCTTCATCCACACCATAAACCCAATCCATTTTATTTGAATTAAATGTTTTATCAATATAGTTATATATTGAATTGAATAGTTTATTTTCTGTTATTTTGACTTTCATTATAATCCTCTAAATTCGTTATCCGTCACCGGAGTTGCTATATATGATTTATAAAATGGTTTATAACCGGCATATGTATGTTTATTATCTGAATTAATTCTTCCGTCATCGCTAACCACGTAATATCTAACTTTTGTTTCTGTTTCATAATAACCAATGTAATCCCCATAATTAATTTGAATTCCTAAATCGTTAAGTTGAGCTGCGTAAATTGCAAATTTCATATTACCAGGTTCTGATTGTACAATTTTAGAATTACCCAAAAATTTATTTTCAGGTGGAAGTATCTGAACATAAGCTTTAAACTCTATTGGTGGTAAATATTTTATACCATCAGTCATCACCTCACCATATACATCGTCTGTTTTGGTTTTTAATCTATCTATCTTATATAGTACTAACGTAAAGTTCATATCACCATATAACCATTCCTCTCCCATAGAGATGTCTAAATTGTAATCCTCCGCTCCGAAGAATTTACCTATCCTTGTTATTGGTACTAAATTTCTACTCATATTGATAAATATTAAATAATTTATTATATTTCTATTAAAAGATTAAATTTGGAAAACAATACATCTGAAAATAGTAATCTTACGTTAGAACAACGTGCGTTAACTCTCCTTGATACTTACGAGGGGGCAAATAACTATATCCTTAAGTTAAAATATCAAAAAGATACGAATAAAAAGTTTTATCCTACTCGAGCACAATCTGATTATATTATAAATTATTACGAAGTCACACCAAAGGTAGCCAAAAAAATGGTTGATTTAGACCCTTACTTTGCTAAAAAAATTGCCGACGAAAAATTACTAACCACAATTCCTGAACAAATATGGGTTGAAAAGCTATTAGTTGAGAAAGATAAAGCCTATCATGTTTGGGGAAAAGTATTAGACAATGAAACTATCCACGATTTTTGGCTACCAAAAGGTGCTTTGATTAAAACACACACAATAAAAGATGTTAAAATAGATTATTCAAAATATAGTCATAGACCACCTCTTGAACATCAACCAATAGCTATTGAAAAATTAGTGGGGTCAAAACGATTTATATTAGCCGATGATATGGGTCTTGGTAAGACAACTATTACTGTTATTGCCGCATTAGAAAGTGGTGCTAAAAAAATATTAATTGTTTGTCCGGCATCTCTGAAGATTAACTGGCAAAGAGAAATATCCAACTACACCGATAGAAGTGTTTATATTGCTGAAGGTAAAAACTTTTCAATTGAACACGATTTTGTGATTGTTAATTACGACATTCTTAAAAACTTCTACGATTTAAAAGACAAAGAAAATTCATTAATTACTCAAGGAAACTTTGACCTTATTATTTTAGATGAGGCCCATTATGTGAGTAATGGTCAAGCGGCAAGAACAAAATTGGTTAATAGTTTCTGTAAAAAAGTTGATAAACTTTGGTTATTAACCGGAACACCTATGACCAATAGACCGATGAACTACTTTAATCTATTGGCGTTAATTGAAAGTCCTGTTGCACAGAATTGGATGGCTTACGCTATTAGATATTGTCAAGGGTATCAATTCACCGCAGGAAACCGTAAAATATGGAATGTTACGGGAGCGTCAAATTTGGAAGAATTAAGAGACCGAACATCAAGACAAGTATTAAGAAGACTTAAAACTGATGTATTAGATTTACCTGAAAAAATAATTACACCAATATATTTGAGATTAAAATCTAAAATGTATGAAGGTTTAATGGGTGAGTATTATGATTGGTATGATAAGAATCCGGATGAAAGTACATCATTAACGGTTCAGTTCAGTAAACTAATGAAAGTTCGTCAAGTAATTGCCGAAGAAAAAATAAAAGACACCATTGAACTTGCGGAAAACATCATAGAACAAGGTAAGAAAGTTATTATTTTTACTAACTTCACTGATACCCTAAATAAAATTACAGAACACTTTGGTAAATCTGCGGTTAAATTAGATGGTTCAACGGCAAAACCTCAACGACAATATGCTGTTGACCAATTTCAAGAAAATGAAAAAATTACAGTATTTGTTGGAAATGTTAAAGCCGCAGGTGTCGGTATTACATTGACCGCCGCTGAAGCCGTAATAATCAATGACCTATCATTTGTTCCGGGTGATTTGGCTCAAGCTGAAGACAGAGCATACAGATATGGACAAAAAAATTCAGTATCGGTTTACTATCCAATATTTGATAATTCAATAGAAGGAATCATTTATGACATGGTTAATATGAAAAAACAAAATATTGGAACCGTAATGGGAGACAACATTGGTGAGAGTGGTGACTTCATTGAAGAACTTATGAATAAAATCAACACTCGAAGATAATTGGTTTGTTGAGATATTTATAGAAATAAATAACAAGCCTAATGAAACATATTGAAAATAAAATCAAACTCATTACGGAAGAGATAAAAGAAATTGAAAAATTAGACAATCAAAAACTCTTTCTTAATGAGATGAAAAAAATAGGAATTGAAAAACTACCATATTCCTATTCAGCACTAAAACAATTTATTGATGCTGAAACAATGAACTACCATTATAATAAACATTATAAAGGTTACGTTGAGAAACTAAACGCCGCTCTTAAAAACAAAGATTATGGTGATTTAGAACTTGAAGAAATTATTAAATCAATCAGTAGATTTAATCAAACAATTCGAAACAATGCCGGTGGAGCTTTTAACCACGCACTTTTTTGGAAAATGTTATCACCTAAAACTCAAACTCCAAATGGTGAGGTAATCAAACAAATTAAAAAAGATTTTAATACTTTCGCAAACTTTAAAAAAGAATTTGAAACCGTTGCCAAAGAAAGATTTGGTTCCGGTTGGGTTTGGTTGGTCTTAACTAAAAGGAACACTTTAAAAATTGTGTCCACACAAAATCAAGATAACCCTCTTATGAATTCAATTGAAGATGGTGGATATCCTGTATTAGGGTTAGATTTATGGGAACACGCGTATTACTTAAAATACAGAAATAAAAAAGACGATTATATTAAAAACTTTTGGAAATGTGTTAATTGGGAATTTGTTAACAAACTATATACAATGAGAGTCGATAACAAATTAAATGAAAGCATTTCACTTAAATCTGTAATATCTGAAGGTAAATCTGAAAGATGTAGTCGAGAAATGAATGAGGCAATCAGAATGGTGTTTAATATTAATCCTAAAGTTAAAACAATTTTTAAAGATAGTATTAATCAAATAATGAAAGAAGTTTTTCCCGATAACTATTATGGGAATAATGAATACTCCGAAGGTGAAGTTTCAGGTGTATATGATTTAGAAAAAGATGGTCGTTCAGTTTTAAACAAATTAAACACAAACTATAGTTGTTTTTGTATTTTATTGAATGATATTAATCAAGTATTAAAATCAAAGAACGAACCTGAAATAAAAATAGTCGGGCTAAAACCTTTTGAACAAATTAGTGAAGTTAAAAAATTAGTTAATGTATTAAACGAATATAAATTCAGAATTTTTTCACAAAAATCGTCAACATTTCAAAATCTTATGAAAGTTCTAACCCAAACAGATAGTTGGGGACAATCTCGTGAAGATAAGACCATTGAGATTTTAAAAAAACAATTTGGTAAAGATAATGTTAATGCTGTTGGTAAACTTGGTAGTAAAGAAGATATGATTGGTGGTATTGATTGTGAAGTTATAGTTGATGGGGTTAAAAAAACCGCACAAATTAAACCATTTACAGGAGAAAAAGAAATAGACAACTCTGTTATGATTTTAGGAACCGCTAATGTTAAAAGATATTCAACAGATTGGTTAATATTCACTCGTAATAATAAAGAAGTTTTAATCTTTGATAATAAACATTCAAAAATAATGGATGGTCAGTATATTTTCCCTAAAGAAGACCTGATTTATACATTAAGTTGATATTTATAAAATAAAAACATTATGGCAATATTGACTGGAGCAACATACCAAACAGCTATTATACCGGAACCGGATAGAACTAAACTATATACTAGAATTAAACATCTATTAGGAGCACCATTAAGAAGTGTTGAATTAGAAGATGAACAAATGGATAGTTTATTAGAATTGTCTATTGGTGATTATTCACAATATATACAAGATTGGTTAATTGAATCTCAATGGACCTCATTATACAATTTAAATTTAGATACCGAATCATTATCAAGAGCATTCATTACAAAAAGTTTAGATTGGGAAACAAGATATACTTACGCATACTCTAAAATTGTTGGATTACAAGCCGGTGGTGATTGGGTGTTGAAAAAAGATTTTGTTCAATTAGTCCCAAACCAACAAATATACGAAATCCCTGCAAACCGAGAGATAAACGAAGTATTATGGTTTACACCTTCAGAATTAAATGGATTGCTATTTGACCCGTGGACTTTTGGTGGTTTAGGTGGTGGTGGTATGGGTGGACCGGGTGGTTTCGCTCAAATGGGAGCATCGGGGTCTTATTTTATGATGCCAGCATTTGATATGTTATTGAGAATGCAAGAGATTAATATCCAACGAAGAATTATCGCGGGAGATTTAACATATACCATTACAGCATTACCTGAAGGTAAAAAAGCATTACACTTAATGAATACTCCGGGAGGTAAATTTGATTTTGGTAATCAAACTATGGCTAGAGGTAAAGTTTGGTATTGGTATTATGATGTTGGTCCGGCCGATAGAGATAATTGTTTAAAAAACAATCCGGATATTATAAAACTACCATCAGACGTTCCAATTGATTCAATGTCTTGGATTGATTTAAATAATCCAGCGCAACAATTTGTTAGAAGATGGTTTACCGCATATTGTAAAGAAACATTATCAAGAGTTCGAGGTAAATTTAGTGGTAACATTAAAACACCTGATAGTGAATTAACAATGGATTACGCAACTTTAGCGACTGAAGGTAAAGATGAGAAAGCAAAACTTGAAGAAGAATTAAAATTAAGACTTGAAAGATTACGTCCTGAAAAAATGATGGAACGAGAAGCATTACTTGCGGAAAATTTAAATAAACAACTTAAGTTTAGAGCAATGCCAAGACAAATTTATGTTATATAACTATGAATACAGTATCAAATAGATTAACAAGAAAAACAATTAATGATAGACGATTTTTAAGTAATACTTTAATCGAAACACAAGAACCTGAAATAATTCCAATGAAAAAAATAATAACTGACGCAGAATATAAAACCAATGGTGAAGTTTTAATTGTGGTTAAAGACATTGATTCCTCTAACATTACATTAGACTCTAACACAACAGAACACATTATAATTAAAGCACTAACCAAAGTTTTTATCAGACCTAGTTCGGGTAAAATTGATGAATTTTACGATGAAATATTTATAGATTGGGGCGCATGTGTTGAATTTTATCTATTAGAAAATAATTGGTATATTGTTTCATCAGATGGTTTAAAATTAGAATAAAAAAAGGTGTCGAATATGACACCTTTTCTGTTTTAATTAATATGGTCTTCCCAACCAGGTTCAGCTAAATCATAAATGTATTCTGAACTAACACCAACTCTATCCCAAAACTTTAATTCTAAATCTGTTATAGTTAATAAATCCTCAATAGTGTCTTGGTCTGCTTCTTTATTTGGGATACCACCAATTAACTCACATTGAGTTTTAGTAAAGAACCCTCTATCTTCCGGATTAGCCACTAATAAACTTTCTCTTAACTCTTTATTAAAAACAATCAATAATGGTTCAACTTTTTTATTAAATGTTGAAATTGCTCTTGGAACATTATATTCTCCGGTCAAATCAGGATTATTTTCTATTTCAGTTTGGTCTAACATATAACAATTAAGTTGAATTGTTGAGGTAGATTTATCTTCGGGTTCTACACCATTTACTG